GTAGCTAGCCTCGTAGATGATGATGCTTCTAACGATTCACTATTAGTGCCTGTAGAAAACATAAGAGCTTTTAGTCTTCTTAACGATACTACAGTTGGCGTGCATTACGACGCAATTACATACGATGATAGTCAAAACGGTAATCTGCAAACTGAAAAAGTTGATTTAACTATAAACGCGGCTACAGGCCACAAAGTCATACAAGCTCTTTGTGAAGCTACTAATCAAGGACCACATCATGATGGTATAGTGACTATAGCTGATGATGTAACTAGTACATATTTTAACAGTGATGTTACAGCTGTGGCTGATATTGATAATTTAGCACTTATAGCTAACACTGACAGTTAATAAATGAGATTAACTTCTCACGATTTACGTGAATTACAAATCCTAAAGTATTACAGGCTCACTAGAAAGTGGGCTTGTAAGACTTACGGATTAACAGATGCCGAACTTGAACTGCTAATATTTTTAGATTGTCAAAGTCGGTTTACAAGACAAGAGTTTATAGACGGTACTTATACTATGAGTTGGGATAAGAAACGTTGGGATAAACTAAGAAAATTAGGCTGGATAGAGGTCTGGCGTCATCGAAATCGAACAACGATTAAATACAGCGTCTTCAAAACCTCTTTTAAATGCAGCCAACTTATAAGTAGAATATATCGTATCTTACTCGGAGAAGAAGATTTACCAGTATCAGATCGTAGCGTATTCTATAATAACAAAACATATACAGACAAAGTCTTTAATAAGGCAATTGATGATATGATTAAAGACCCAACAAGATAATGGCATTTAAACAAAGAAGCAACCCTTTTAAAAAAAATAGTCCTCTTAAATCAAATGGACCACAAACAGCAAAAGTTTTTGGCGGTAGAGGAGTTGTTGACGTTAGCACTGACGCGGGTAAAAGATTACTTAAAGAAATAAACAGTATACCTACTGTAAGATCTAGCGATCCTGGAAGAGTTACAAAGTCAAGTTTTGGTAAAGTAAAAAATATTCTTAAAAAACACACAGGCAAACTTTTAAACTTAGGGGTTAAGTCATCAGTAATTTTAGGTATGTTTGACCCTGTATCTGCCGGTAAAGGCTCTACTACGTTAGATAAAGATAAATATGACTTAATGAAAAATATAAAAGACTAAACATGGCTTTTAAGTTAGGCAAAGAATCAAGAAAATATAGAACTCCTGATAACACTCAAATAATTAAGAAAAAATTAGATGAAGGTATATTAGCTGAAGCAAATATGGACGGAACTATATTTGTTAGTGATACTGTTGATTTAGATACACCTGAAGGTAAAAGAGCTGTTAATCATGAAATGCAACACATTACAGACATGAAGACAGGTAGATCTACTTATACTGATGACTATGTTTTACACGACGGACAAGTATGGCCTAGATTAAACGGTTATATACTAGATCCTTTTACTGGTAAAAAATACGAAGAAGGTAGTAGAGAACTTCCTTGGGAAAAAAATAAAATATGATAAACAATTTAGTAGGAGGTTTGTTTGGTAAAATTGTTGATAATGCTGAAGGCATACTCGACAAAGTTATCACTACAGACAAAGAAAGAGACGAAGCAAAACTTGCTTTAAAAAAATTATTATTAGACGCAGAAAAAGAAGCTTTTGCAAAAGAAGTTGAAGATCGTAAATCTGCGCGTGATATGTATAAAGACGATGCTATAATACAAAAAGTATTAGCAACACTATTTACTGTAGCATATTTTGGTATTACGTTTGTAATGTTTAATTACTTTGTAACTAAAACTATAGAGCTAGGAGAGTTTGAGATTAGCTTTATATCAACGATATTTGGCGCTATGAGCGCTAAAGTAAATACAATAATAGACTTCTTCTTCGGCGGAAGCTCAAAAAAAAATGAACAAATAAAAGAAAAATAAAATGGCAAATAATTCAATAGGATCATCGTATGATTTTGGTCAACTAGGTAGTGCACACACCGACACAAACTCTCAGCTTAGACCACCTAAAGGTATGGTCATAGTGGCTATACAGTTTTTAGCAGATAACATTTTATCTGAGCTAACAGCTGATGTGTCAATAGATTCTAATGTAGAGTATTTTGGTACAGCTGTTGCTGCTCACGATAATACATCAATAACTTCTACTGCTTCTACATCTGGCTCTAGTACTACTTTAACTTTAGGCGCAGCTAATTCATCTATAAAAAAAGGTATGATTATAGAGTCTCAAGGAGATACTGATATACCTTTTAGCGCTTCAGCACCTACAAAAGTAGTTGATTATGATGGAAACGTTACAGTTACAATGTCAGCTGCTCACAACGTAAGTTCTCAAACAGTAGGATTTTTTAATCAAAGAGAATCTGGTTTTGGTGGTATTGCTGTTAGTGGAGCTAAGTTTCCAGGCGGTATGACTATATACGGTCGATGGACAAGTGTTACCCCAGCTGCAGACTCTGATGGTGGTATAATCTGTTATTTTGGTTACTAATGGGATTAAGCTTATCTTCATCTAAAAAAAAGATAGATTTTGGCAGATACGAGTGGGCTGCTACTCATGCTTGTCAAACTAACGGTCACCAGTGGGATGGAAACTACTCAGATCACGCAAGCGCTAATGGTTACAACTTTGAAAAAGGATTACAGCTAGCTGCCGATGAAAATCTTCAAGCATTGGGTAACGAACCAGAGGGTAAAACAATTCAAGATTTACTAACTACAGACGGTAGCGATTTTGGTGATAAAATAAGTTTTTCAATGTGGATTAAACCTATGTGGAGTCACTCAGGTAGCACTTCAAGTGGTAGTTGGTCAAACGGTCTAACTACGTTGTATTTATTTCAAATGAATACATCACAAACTGCTTTCGGCGCAGATAGAGCTATTCTTGCTTATTTATCTTATAGAAGTGGCACTAGCTTTAGAAATAGAATCACTGTTTGGACAGATGGAGGGGCTGATAGAGCTGGTAGTCAGAGAGCTTTGCATGATGCTAACGCTCAAACAGGAACAGGATCTAGTGGTAGTAGCATTAATAGTCTATGGGATCAAGCTAATCCTGGAAATACTAATGGTCAAGGTTTTGTTCATTTAGCTTTTGTTAGAGACGAAGGGACTGGGTCTGCAGCTTGGGACGTTTTTTGGAACGGGCAAGACATAAATATGAGTATTGATGTTGGGCAGGGAGATGATGAGCCTGAAGTTGTAGCTGATAATGTTAATTTTCTTGGTATAGGAACTACTAGAGCTGTAACTACAAATTACGACAGTGGAAATTCTCCTTATAATTTTGCACTAACACCTATGCGCATAAGAGACTTTGCTGTATTTAAAGGTGTAATGAATCAAAAAGACGTAACAGAACTATACAATAGTGGTAACTTTCTTGATGTTAGAACAAAGTCTGGAAGTTTTAGCAGCGCTGATCTTAATGCTGGGCCTGTATTGTATTATCCATTAAATCATAATCTAGCTGATTATGCAAGAAACAGTGCTGACTTATCAGGTAATGTTACTTTTGAAGCACTTTAAACAAAAATTAACTAATTAAATTAAATAAAAATGGCAAAAAGAAAAACACCTAAGACAAAAAATCTTAGGCCAGAAAAAATTACAGACGCTCAACTTTCAAAAGTGCAAAATGTAATAAAAAGTATTAATGAAGGTCAAATGCAGTTAGGCATGCTAGAAACAAAAAAGCATGCACTATTACACGACATCATGCAGCTTCAAGGCATGGTAAATACAATACAACAAGAATTTAAAAAAGAATATGGTGATGTCGATATTGACATAACTAATGGTAAAATAGAATATAATAAAAATGAGTAAGTTAATTCGTAAAATTACTATAGGTAAAGATTATAAAATTGACGCTATGCACTACGCTGTTGGGCAAGAAGTTTATGGTGGTCATACTATCTGTGATATAGTAGAAGAAAAAGATAAATATAGCGTTTACATTAAAAAAAATAAAGATGTAATGCCTTGGAAAGATTTTAATAAAAATATGGCAGTATCTGTTGAATATAATTTAGAGTATTAGTGAAAACACCTCATAACTTTATAGTTGAGCCTTTAGGCGAAAGATATAATAACGTAAAAAAAATAGGTGACTCAGAATTAATATTAAATACTGAAATTTTTAATCACGAGTTTATAAATAGAGAAGCTATAGTAAAAGCAGTTCCAACAGCTCGTGAGACTAAAATACAAATTGGTGACACTGTAATTGTTCATCATAATGTATTTAGAAGATGGTATGATGTTAAAGGTAACGAAAAAAATAGTAAATCTTTTTTTAACGAAAATACTTATATAGTTAGTGAAGATCAAATATTTCTTTATAAAACACCTACTTATTGGTCAAGATTTAAAGAAAGTTATTGGAGAGCTTGTGATGGTTATTGTTTTGTTCAGCCAATAAAACAAAGAAACAAGCTAGCTGAAGAAAAAGAAGAACAATGCGTTGGTATTGTCAAGTATACAGACGGCGTAAACAAAGTTGGTGAACTAGTTGGTTTTACACCTTTTTCAACCTACGAGTTTATTATTAATAATACTAGACTTTATCGCGTACTAAATAAATTTATTACAATTAAATATGAGTATCAAGGAAACGAAGAAGCGTATAATCCTAGCTGGGCGTAAAGCTGTTGATGAGTTAATTAAAGTTGCTCAAGAGCAGATTATTACAAATACAGATGATGATGTTTCTGCTGATAGATTAAAAAATGCTGCTGCTACTAAAAAGCTAGCAATATTCGATGCTTTTGAAATACTTAACCGTATACAAGAAGAAGAGAATATATTAGAAGGCAAAGAGCCTGAAGATAAAAAAGAAAGAGTGTTTAAAGGCTTTGCTGAAGGAAGATCTAAGTAATGTATAAACAAACACTATATAATATTGTTGAACCTGTTAAGAAGACAACTATGAGTCGACTTAACAAAAAAAAATTATGGAAATATGGATATAATAAAGAACACGATATTGTGGTTATCAGCAAAACTGGAAAAATTGGACAAGTGGTGGAGATTCAAAATCTGCGAATTGGGCTGCCGCTTAAACCGAAATCAGTGCATTTGTTCGACAAAAACAAATGGCAAAGGTTAGAATATCCTAAAGAGCTAAGCAAGCTTAAAAGTATATTTGACTGGAGAGCATATCCAGAAGAAGCAAAAGATCAGTGGTACGATTATATAGACGAAGAGTTTAAACGTCGTGACGAAGGTTTTTGGTTTGAAAATAACGGTAAGCCTACATACATAACTGGCAGCCATTATATGTATCTTCAATGGAGTAAAATTGATGTTGGCGCTCCAGATTTTAGAGAAGCTAACAGGTTGTTTTTTATATTTTGGGAAGCTTGTAAAGCCGATAGCAGATGCTATGGTATGTGTTATTTAAAAAATAGACGTAGTGGTTTTTCGTTTATGAGCTCAGCTGAAACGGTTAACTTAGCTACAATATCGAGTGATGCTAGATATGGAATATTATCTAAAAGTGGAGCTGATGCTAAAAAAATGTTTACTGATAAAGTTGTACCAATATCTGTCAACTATCCGTTTTTCTTTAAACCGATACAAGACGGTATGGACAGACCTAAAAGTGAACTTGCTTATCGTGTTCCTGCAAGTAAGTTTACGCGTAAAAAAATTACTGCAAACGAAAAGCAGGAAGAGCTGGTTGGACTTGACACTACTATTGATTGGAAAAACACAGGTGATAACAGTTACGATGGTGAAAAGCTTAACTTGTTAGTACACGATGAAAGTGGTAAGTGGGAAAGACCAGATAATATTTTAAACAATTGGAGAGTAACTAAAACTTGTTTAAGGCTAGGTGCTCGTGTAGTTGGTAAGTGCATGATGGGCTCAACGTCTAACTCTTTAGATAAAGGCGGTAATAATTTTAAAAAACTATACAATGACTCAGACGTCAGAAGTAGAAATAGAAATGGACAAACAAAGTCTGGCTTATATTCTTTGTTTATGCCAATGGAATGGAACTTTGAAGGATTTATTGACGAATACGGACAACCTACATTTAATAACCCTAGCGATGATGTATACGGACCACACGGTGAATTAATTGATGTTGGCGTAATAGATCATTGGGAAAATGAAGTTGAAGGTTTAAAAAATGATCAAGATGCTTTAAACGAATTTTATAGACAGTTTCCAAGAACTGAAGAGCATGCGTTTAGAGATGAAACAAAAAATAGTATATTTAATTTAGTTAAAATATACGAACAAATAGATTACAATGAAGGCACTAATAGCTTAGCAGCAGTTAATGTTGGAAACTTTCAATGGGTTAATGGAGTTAAAGATACTCAAGTTGTTTTTAATCCAGATCCAAACGGTAGGTTTAAAGTAAGTTGGGTACCTTCTAGTAGTTTACAAAATAGAATTATAAATAGAAACGGAATAAAATATCCAGGAAATGATCACATGGGAGCTTTTGGCTGCGATAGTTATGATATTAGTGGTACTGTTGATGGTAGAGGATCTAACGGATCTCTTCATGGATTAACTAAGTTTAGCATGGAAGACGCACCTGCTAATTCGTTTTTTTTAGAATATATAGCTAGACCACAAACCGCTGAAATATTTTTTGAAGATGTATTAATGGCTTTGGTGTTTTACGGCATGCCATTGCTTGCAGAAAATAATAAACCAAGATTACTATATTATTTAAAGCGTAGAGGTTATAGAGGTTTTAGCATGAATAGGCCTGATAAGATTTGGAATAAATTAAGTACTGCAGAAAAAGAAATAGGTGGTATACCAAACTCCAGCGAAGATATTAAGCAAGCGCATGCAGCTGCTATTGAGATGTATATAAATGATCATGTTGGCGATAAAGGCGACGGTGTTTACGGTAATATATATTTTAACGAAACGCTAAATGATTGGGCAAAGTTTGATATAAACAAAAGAACTAAGCATGATGCATCTATAAGTTCTGGTTTAGCTATAATGGCTTGCAACAGACACTTATATAGACCAACAAGCACTGTTAATAAGAAGCCATTAAATTTAAATATTGCTAAATATAGCAACAATGGAAATATATCTAAAATAATAAGAAATGAGTAATAAAACAGGTTATGTTAATAATTACTTTCCAAGTCAAGCAGTAAGTGATGTAGAAAAATTAAGCTTTGACTATGGTGAAAAAGTAGCTATGGCTATAGAGTTAGAGTGGAACTCTGGAGTAAATGGTAGTCTTAGATCTGATAGAACTACTAGATACGCAAGTAATCAACAAGAGTACCACAAGCTAAGATCTTACGCTAGAGGAGAGCAATCAATACAAAAATACAAAGATGAGTTATCTATAAACGGTGATTTATCTTATTTAAATTTAGACTGGAAGCCTGTGCCTATTATACCTAAGTTTGTTGATATAGTTGTTAACGGTATAGCTGAAAGAACTTACGATATAAAAGCATATTCTCAAGATCCAAACGGTATAGCTAAGCGTACAGAATATATGGACTCTATAATATCTGATATGAGAGCAAAAGAGTTAAATGACTTTGCTCAAAAAGAATTAGGTATAAACTTATATAATAATGATCCAGCTACAATACCTGGCAGCGAAGAAGAATTAGCTTTACACATGCAGCTAACGTATAAGCAAGCTATTGAAATAGCTGAAGAGCAAGCTTTATCTGTTCTTTTAGAAGGTAGTAAGTACGAATTAATAAAGAAAAGATTTTATTACGATTTAACTGTTTTAGGTATTGGTTGTGTTAAAACTAATTTTAATACATCAGAAGGTGTTACAGTAGAATATGTAGATCCTGCAGATTTAGTTTATTCATATTCTGATTCACCGTATTTTGAAGATATATACTACGTTGGTGAAATAAAAAGAATACCTTTAAATGAACTAGCTAAACAGTTTCCACATCTTACACAAGAAGAATTAGAAGAAATAAGTAAAAATAGTGGCTATAGCAGAATAGAAGATTATTCTAGCTATAAAGAGCAAGACACAAATACTGTTCAAGTTTTATATTTTAACTATAAAACTTACATGAATGATGTTTATAAAATAAAACAAACATCTACAGGTGCTGATAAAGCTATATTAAAAGATGATAGTTTTAATCCACCTGAAAATGAAAACTTTCAAAGAATAACAAGAGCTGTAGAAGTTTTATACGAAGGAGCTTATATATTAGGCGCTAGAAAGCTTATTAAGTGGGAAATGTGTAAAAACATGATGAGACCTAAAAGCGATTATACTAAAGTTAAAATGAATTACAGTATTGTTGCGCCTAGAATATACAAAGGTCAAATAGAGAGCTTAGTTAGTAGAATAACAGGTTTTGCCGATATGATACAACTAACTCATTTAAAAATACAGCAACTAATGTCTCGTATGGTGCCAGACGGTGTTTATTTAGATGCTGATGGTTTAGCTGAAATAGACTTAGGTAATGGAACAAATTACAACCCGCAAGAAGCTTTAAATATGTTTTTCCAAACAGGTAGTGTTATTGGTAGATCAATGACACAAGATGGTGATATAAATCCTGGAAAAGTACCAATACAAGAAATAACAAGTGGTTCTGGCGGTGGAAAACTACAAGCTTTAATAGGTAACTACAACTATTATCTACAAATGATACGCGATACTACAGGTCTTAACGAAGCTAGAGATGGTAGCTTACCTGATAAAAATGCTTTAGTTGGCGTACAAAAATTAGCAGCTGCAAATAGTAATACAGCTACAAGACATATATTACAAGCTGGTTTATTCTTAACATCTGAAGTTTGTGAGTGTTTATCTCTTAGAATATCTGATATACTAGAATATTCTCCAACTGCCGATGCTTTTGTACAAGCTATAGGCGCTCATAATGTAGCTATACTTGACGAGCTTTCTGAGTTACACTTATATGACTTTGGTATATTTATAGAGTTAGCTCCTGATGAAGAAGAAAAAGCATTGCTTGAAAATAATATACAACAAGCTTTAGCTCAAAAAAATATTGATTTAGAGGATGCTATTGATTTAAGAGAGATAAGAAATATAAAGCTAGCTAATCAAATGCTTAAATTGCGTAGAGCTAAAAAATTAAAAAGAGATCAAGCTATGCAGCAACAAAATATACAAGCTCAAGCGAAAGCTAATGCTCAAGCTCAGCAAGTAGCTGCTCAAGCTGAAGTTCAAAAACAACAAGCTATGACTCAAATGAGTGCGCAGCTAGAGCAAGTTAAATTTAATCTTAACTCTCAAAAAATGGCTCAAGAAGTAGCTGCTAAAAAAGAGTTAATGCAAGCAGAGTTTGAATTAAACTCTCAACTAAAAAAATTAGAGTTTGAAACTTTAAAGCAAAGAGAAAATAACAAAGAAGATCGTAAAGACGAAAGAACAAAAATACAAGCAAGCCAACAGTCAGAACTTATAGAGCAAAGAAAAACAGGTGGTTCACCTAAAAACTTTGAGTCTGCAGGTAATGATATACTTGGTGGTGGATTTAATCTAGGTGCATTTGATCCTAGATAAACTATTAATTTATATATTATTTTATTATGGAAGAAAACGAAAATGTAGTTGATGAAACTACGCAAGAACAAACTGCAGAAGCAGTTGATGAAAGTAAATTTGATAGCGCTGGTGATGATAGCGTTATTAAAGTAGATTTAAGTAAACCTATAGAAGAAGATGCCACTAGAGAGCAAAGCACAGATGAGGTACCTGTTCGCGACGAATCCGAAGCTAGCGAAGAAGTTCGTGAGGAAAACGTCGAAACAAAAGATGAAGAACCTACCGGAGAAAGTGTTCAAAATGAAGAATCCGTTGTTGAAGAAATAACTGAAGAAGAAGCTGAAGAACAAGCTGAAGAAATAGCTGAAGAAGTACAAGAAGCTATTGCCGAAGCAGAAGCTACAGGCAAGCCGCTGCCAGAAAATATACAGAAGTTAATTGACTTCATAGAAGATACAGGTGGTAGTTTAGAAGACTATGTTAGACTAAACCAAGATTATAAAGATATGGATAATCTAACAGTTCTTCAAGAATACTATAGAGCTACTAAACCTCACTTAACAGAAGAAGAAAGACAGTTTTTAATGGACGAAACTTTCTCTTATGATGAAGAGGTTGATGATGAAAAAGATATTAGAAAAAAGAAAATCGCTTTGAAAGAGCAAGTTGCTGAAGCGAAAGCCTACTTAGACGGGCAAAAGTCTAAATATTACGAAGAAGTTAAAGCTGGAAGCAAGCTCACTCCTGAGCAGCAAAAAGCTGTAGACTTTTTCAACCGATACAACAAAGAATCGGACGAGCAAAAGATTGTGGCTGAAAAACAGAAGAGAACGTTTTTAAATAAAACTAATCAATTATTCAATAAAAACTTCAAAGGTTTTGAGTTTAATATTGGAGATAAAAAGTTTAGGTATAACGTTAAAAATGCTGACTCTGTTAAAGATACTCAAAGCGATATTAATAACTTTGTCAAAAAGTTTTTGAACGAAAGTAATGAAATGTCAGACGCTAAGGGTTATCATAAATCTTTATTTACAGCTATGAATCCAGATGCTATTGCTCAACACTTTTACGAGCAAGGCAAAGCTGATGCTATAAAAGAAAGCATTGCTAAGTCTAAGAACGTTAACATGGACCCAAGGCAACAACTTGGTGAAGTGGCTAATAATAGCGGGATAAAAGTAAGGGTTTTAGGTGATAGCTCTAACGATTTTAAGTTTAAAATTAAAAAGAATAGATAACATTTAAAAACATTTTATTATGGCAATTACTGCAGGTGATAATTTGAACAGTGTTCCTTCTCCAACGAAGCAAACGCTAGAAACAAATTATTTAGACTTAGCCAATGCATCAAACGCTGGCTGGTCACAACAATATGTGCCTGACTTGATGGAAAAAGAAGCTGAGGTTTTTGGACCTCGTACAATTTCTGGTTTTCTTGCTCAAGTAGGTGCAGAAGAGGCTATGACAGCTGATCAAGTTGTATGGTCTGAACAAGGTAGATTACATCTATCGTACAAAGGACACATTGCTAACGCAACTCAACAAACTGGTAACAGTAACGAAGAGGGTGGTACTTTTGAAATTGACACTGATATTGACGGTAACGCTGTTGGTACTTCAGCTGTTGATCATGGTGTAAGAGTTAACGATATGGTATTAGTAGCTGACGCTAGCGCTACAGCACGTGGTCTTGTAACAGACGTTACTAACGATCAAATTAGTATTGCGCTATATGACGCTGGTAATACTACAGCTACATTTGCTAACGCTGGTTTAGCTGCTGGATCTGGCGACTCTGCAACTTTATTAGTTTATGGATCTGAGTTTGCTAAAGGAGTTGGTTATAACGCTCCAGGCGTTGCGCTAGTTGATTCAAGACAAGCTAATGAACCACAGTTTAAAACTTTCCAAAACAAACCTATCATTATGAAAGACTACTACGAAGTATCAGGATCTGATGCATCTCGTATTGGTTGGGTTGAAATATCTTCTGAAGGAGGAGCTTCTGGTTACTTATGGTATTTAAAAGCTGAGTCTGATACAAGAGCTCGTTTCACTGACTATATTGAAATGGCAATGCTTGAGTCTAAAAAGACTGTAGCTGCTAACTCAAAAGTTGATGCTTTCTTAGGAACTGATGGTACTACATTAACTGGTACTGAAGGTTTATTTGCTGCTATTGAAGACAGAGGCAACATTACTACTGGTGTAACTGGTGTTAATGCTGCTACTGATTTAGCTGAGTTTGACGCTATTTTAGCAGAGTTTGATAAGCAAGGTGCTATTGAAGAAAACATGCTATTCGTTAATAGAGCTACTAGTTTAGCTATTGATGATATGTTAGCTTCTATGAACTCTTACGGAGCTGGTGGTACATCTTACGGTGTATTTGACAACTCTGAAGATATGGCATTAAACTTGGGCTTTTCTGGTTTCCGTAGAGGATCTTACGACTTTTATAAGTCTGACTTCCGTTACTTAAACGATAAAGCTACTCGTGGTGGTATCAATGAAAGAGATACAGTTAACGCTATCCGTGGGGTTATTATTCCTGCTGGATCTTCTTCTGTATATGATCAAACTGTAGGATCCGCTGTTAGACGTCCGTTATTACACGTACGATTTAGAGCTTCTCAAACAGATGATCGTAGAATGAAGACTTGGGTTACTGGCTCTGTCGGTGCTGCTACATCTGCTTTAGATGCAATGCAACTACACTTCTTAACTGAAAGATGTTTAGTTGTTCAAGGTGCTAACAACTTCATGTTGATGAAGTAAGCATAAACATTTAGTCAAGGGCTTCGGCCCTTGGCTTTTTAATTTTTATTATATTATATCATGGCAAAAAAAGAAACAAAAAAAGCTGAAGTAGCTCAGCCAGAAATTAAAGCTACAAATGAAATGGTTGAGGTTAAAATTAAAGAAAAGCCTGAGCCTAAAAAACCAGTTTGGGAAGTCAAAGATAGAGTTTATTACTTAACGCAAGATAGAAAACCTTTGTCTTATATGATAAAATCTGCAGGTATATATTGGTTTGATGAAGAAAAACAATACGAAAGAGAATTAAAGTATTGTGAAAATCAAAGAACTGCTTTTGTAGACGAAATGAAAGGTGATCAAAGACTTTCTCATATTATATTTAGAAACGGAGCACTATATGTTCCTAAAAATAAAACAGTATTACAAAAACTTTTATCGCTTTATCATCCGCATAAAGATAAACTTTATTACGAGTGGCAACCAGTTGCTGCAGCTGCAGATGAAATAGAAGTTTTAGAAATGGAAATAGAAGCTTTAGATTTAGCTAGAAATATTGATATTGATTTAGCTGAAGCTATTATGCGCGTAGAGAAAGGCTCTGAAGTTGCTAACTTAAGTTCTAAAGAGCTTAAACGAGATTTACTACTATTTGCACGTAGAAATCCTATTCTCTTCTTAGAGTTAGCCTCTGATGATAATGTAACGTTAAGAAACTTTGGTATAAAGGCTGTAGAGTCTGGTATTATATCACTATCTAACGATCAGCGTTATTTTTTATGGTCGTCTAATAATAGAAAAATAATGACAGTACCATTTGACGAGCATCCATATACAGCATTAGCACATTGGTTTAAAACTGATGAAGGTATGGAAGTCTATTCCAATATTGAAAAGCGCTTAAAATAAGTGATTATTTATAGAGTTGAGCTGCCAAGAGAGGTGGCTCAACTTTATATTAAAAATAAAATAAATGGCAGTAGAAGTAAACAAAGTTTATCAAAGAGTATTGGCTATTGCCAACAAAGAACAAAGAGGTTATATAAATCCTCAAGAGTTTAACAGACTTGCTAATCAAGCTCAGTTAGACATATTCGATCAATACTTCTATGATTTAAATCAATTTTTAAGAGTTCACGGCAATGATACAACTCATGCTGATCCAATAGAAATTTTAAAAGAAAAAATAAGTACTTTTGAAAAGTATAACTCTACTGTAACTTCTGGAACAACATTACCTACAGATTTATATAGATTAAGCTGTGTAAGATTTAATGGTGTTGAAGCTGAACTTATATCATTAAAAGATTTTTATAGAATACAAAATAGTTATCTTTTATCACCAAGAGATGAGTTTCCAGTTTATATTAGAACTGAAGACGCTATAAAAGTTTATGGTCATACATCTAGCGCAGACTTTAGTATATCTCAAAAAACTAGTAATGTTACATGCGATTATATTAAAAAGCCAGCTTTAGTAAACTGGACTTATAATGTTGTTTTAGGTAAAGCAATATACAACTCTAGTGCTAGTGATGCTCAAAACTTTGAAATTCATCAGTCAGAAGAATCTAACTTAGTTTACACTATACTTAAACTAGCTGGTATATCTATAGAAGATCCAGCGCTATATAATCAAGCAAGTAGAGAAGAAGCAGCAGACATACAACAAGAAAAACAATAATAAATGGCTCAAATATCGCAAACTCAATCATCTTACTATGGCGGATCAAGTTTTGGCTCGTATCAGTTTACTTCTTTGACAGATATAATAAACGCGTTTTTAGTTATATATGTTGGTGAAGATAAACTAATAAGTAAAGTTAGTAAAACAGATGTTAGGTTTCACGCGCAAAGAGCTTTGCAAGAGCTTAGCTTTGATACTTTAAAATGCGTTAAATCTTTTGAATTAGAAGTGCCAGCTACATTACAAGTATCAATACCTCAAGACTATGTTCACTATGTTAAATTAAGTAGAACAGATGCTTCAGGCGTTGAAAGAATATTGTATCCAGCTATATATAGTAGTAATCCTACAGCTCCGCTTCAAACAGGCGCTATAGGCGATGAAAACTTTATAGATGCTGCAGCTGACGGTAATATAGATTTACAAACAGAGTCTAATACTTGGGAGAATTTTAAAAATCAGTCTGTAGTAATAAATAGCGATTATCACGATTATGATAATGATTTATTTGACTTTTTCTTAGGTAGAAGATATGGCTTAGAGCCAGCGCAAGCTCAAGCTAATGGCACATACTATATAGACGAATTAAAAGGTAAATTTCATTTTAGCTCTTCGCTTTCAGGAAAAACTATAACTATAAAGTATATAAGTGATAGTTTAGGTACAGACGCTGAGATGCGTGTGCATAAGTTTGCAGAAGAAGCTATGTATAAACATATAGCTTACGCTATATTATCTAATAGAGATAAAACTCCTGAGTATGTTGTTCAAAGATTAAAAAAAGATAAAAGAGCTGCTACTAGAAACGCTAAGCTTAGATTATCTAATATTAAGCTTGGTGAATTAACTCAAATATTAAGAGGCAAGTCTAAACGAATTAAACATTAATAAATGGCTGAGTTTAAGAAAAATTTTCTCAAGAGCAAAATGAATAAAGACCTCGATGAGAGGTTGATACCTAATGGGCAATACAGAGATGCTCTTAATATACAAATATCTAGCTCTGAAGATAATAATACTGGCTCAGCTCAAAATTTAAAAGGTAACGAGCTTGTTACTACTGTAGATCAAAACAATGGTAGCTTAATAACAGGCTCATTAGCTATTAGTGATAATGCTTTTACTGTAGCTAGCTTTTCTGACGAAACAAACAAAAGAATATACAACTTTGTACACAAAGCTTCTGACTTAGTAAACAATGGCACTTATAATGGTGTTATTAGAAAAACAGGTGTAGTGTCTGATTGTATATTTGAATTTAACGCTTATCAAAATCAAAACGGCGGATTTACTAGACCTGTTTTAACAGATGTTTTTGAAGTAAGATCTGCTGCATCTGTTCAAGAAACTCAAACTATTATAGAAGGATTAGCAACTGTTTCTTCAAACATATACGAGCAAGAGTCTTCTCATGTGCCTTTAGGCATAAGAGTTGGTATGCGCGTTCAAAAAATAGATTTATCTGGTCATGATATTTGGGGTGCAGACAATGAGGTTTTTGTTAAGAAGATATTACCTTCAACTGAAAATAATGGTAGAATAGAAATTACAGCACAAAGTGGATTTTTTTACAATCAAATAGATATAGATAACGGTGTTGTTTTAAAATTTACTTCACCTAGAATATTAAACTTTAACGATGGTTTAGAACAAGTTGAAGCTAATACTACAGGAACTCCTACTACACCTACACCTAAAAATAATATCATAACAGGTATAAATTTAATTAATGATATTTTATACTTTACAGATAATAAAACTGAGCCTAAAAAAGTATCATTAAAAAGATTTAGAAATAGTAGAAACTCTATATATGAGCACTCTATTCATTCATGGCAAGATGATAATGGTAATTCTATACAAACTACATTAAAAGAAAGCTTAATAACTGTAATTAAACAAAATCCGTTAACACAACCTAAAATAGTTACTACAGTAAATGATAGAGTTTCAGAAGAAATAACTGAAATTGGCGGATTAGGTTTTGGTGTAAACGATGAAATAATACAGCAAAATCAAGGCGTTTTTTATAGTACTATTACGTTTGGATCTATAACATCTAACTTTCAAAGTGAAACTGGTGAGTTTGGAAATTTTGCTTTTGCTAACGAACAAAGCGAGCCTTTTACGCCTGATCCTAGTCAAACTAATGGCCAGCCTGATATTATAACAATCCAATGCTCTGTTGCTTTTGTTAACTGGAGGATAGGTGATGTTTTAGAGTTAGTAGGACAAACCACTGCATCTCAAGCTACAGTTCAAATAGTAGGTTCTAGCTCTGCAGTTGGCTATAATAAATTCAACGTTAGATTAGTTAACTTATCTGAAGCTTATACAGGTAGTGAGCCTGCTGAAACTTGGAACGCTACATTAAAAAATAAGAAAAAACTTTACGAAGATGATTTTGTTTGTTTTGCTTATAGATATAAATATGTTGATGGTGAATATTCTGCTATATCACCATACTCTGATATAGCTTTTGTGCCAGGATTTTATTCTTTTAATCCGCTAAAAGGTTTTAACGATGGTATGGAAAATAAAGTTCAAGATATAAAAGTTCTTGACTTCATACCTCCGTATATACCAGATGATGTACAATGTGTTGATTTGTTATTTAAAAAAACAAACTCTACTTTAGTTCATGTTATAGAAACTTTTAAAAGAGGCTCTAGCGAGTGGAATACTATTGGCACGCCTTTTACAAACTATAAAGGAAACGTAACAATAAGCAGTGAAGTTTTTGGAAAAACACTAGAGGAAAGCCAGTCATTAAGAATATTTGACAATGTACCTATAAAAGCTAGATCTCAAGAAATAATAGGCTCAAGGTTAGCTTTTGGTAATTACCATGAAAATTACGACATAGTAGACGAAACATTTAGAAAAATAACACCTTCTATAGGCCACTTTCTACAACATCTTCCAATAACTTTTACTGAAGTTTTTACTGCCACTAACGAGTTTTCTTCTGCGCAAGGCGGTGAAGGTACTCCTGTTGGTGAGTTAATGGCTAATTCTAATATATATTCTTATAGTGCTTTTACAAACACAAGCGCTCAACCAATAGGTTTGATAGCTGATGAAGCTGCAGATCAGTTTGATGATTTGTCATTTGGAGGAGCAAACAATACAAGTCCTGACTTTCCGCAAGGATTACAAACTTCAACACTTTGGGGAATACCAACTTTTGAAGAAAATGATCCTGATAATAACTTCAATAATCAAATACCAGTTGGTCAAAGTACCGCTGTAGATGCTGCCACTGATTTTTCTGTACAAGCTAAAGGTCCATATTTTCAAGCGCCGACAGGAGGTAACTATACTTTTACTGCTAAAGCAGACGCGGCTGTAATAAAACGACCTTTTGATCAAGTAAGCAGTACCGGAGTAATTAGCACTACTTTTTCTTTAGATTGTAAAGGAACTAAGTTTGGGTTATTTAAAGTTGATCAAAACGGTATATGGGAAGACTGGGATAATATACATATTGGAGACAACATGGATATTAATCACCCTAGCGTTTTTTCTGATAGTCTTTCAACTATAAATATGAAAATTACCTCAAGCGCTCCTGTAAGAGATTACACTAGCCATGAGTTTACAATAACAGTTTATTTAAATGCTGGAGAAAAAGTAGCCGCAGGTTTTTGTCACAACAAAGCGCAGCTTGAAAATTATACTGCAGCTCTTAGATTAAAAAATTGTACTTTTTCTTGTACTAACGCTCCTGACAACACTGAAGAGTTAATAACAGAGCAAGCTAAATCTTCTGTTAAATCTATTAGAACTTATGAAATTGGCGTAGTATATGTTGATAAACATGGTAGAGAGTCTGCTGTGCAATTAGACAAAACTAATAGCTTGAGAGTTAGAAAAGATCATAGTGATTTAGTAAATAGACTTTCAGCAAAAATATATAATAAAGCGCCATATTGGGCTGATTACTATAAATTTTATTTAAAAGAAATAGCTTCTAAATACCATAATTTAGTATTATACAAAGCATATCCTACAGGAAATAATGAAGAAGGATTTTTTAACAATGTTTGGTTAGTATTTAACTCTGCTGATAGAAGTAAAGTAAAAATAGGTAGTTATTTAATTCAAAAGAAACAACATGGAAACTCTATTGCTGTTAATAGCGAAGATGCTAAATATAGAGTTTTAGATATAGTAGGTAATGCAGCAGTAGAAACAGAAACAGACGATGAAGGTAATGCTACACAACAAATAAGTATAGGCACAGGTACTTCAGCTCTAGACTTGACTGCCTTAGGCGCAGACTTCAATGATGTTAATGGTAAGTTTTTTGTTAAAATAGAAGCTGAAGATGAGTTTCAGCTAAATATAAATAATGATGAAGAAGGAATATCATTTATTACTGATGACGAAAATATTAATAATGGAGCTGTTTTTGAAGTAGTTGACGAACAAAAAGTTGATTTAGATTTATTTTATGAGGTAAGCCAAGCGTATCCTATAAATTTATTAGGTGAAAAAGCTAGTGTATTAATAAAAGCTAAAGATACTATAACTTTAGAAAGTGGATTTAATGCTCCAACAACTTCTGCGTTTAATCAAATATCAGGCCTTTTAAAAGTTGAAACTGTAATAGGCGCTAGTAGTTTAGGTACTAATCAAATTAATTTTCAAGAAGAAGGTAAAGTAGTAGTATATACTAATCAAAATTTTCCAACTTTCTTTGGATCAAACGATTTTAATAATTCTGTTCCACAGATATTAAGATTTACTAGATCAGACGGAAGTTATTATACGCTTAGAGCTGTAGGCTTAAACTCAGGAAATAAGCTATTGCTTTATCCTTATACTCATAAGACTTCTGCAAACACTAATTTTTCTTCTAAATTTTTACTAAGATTTGTAAATTGTTTTAGTTTTGGTAACGGTGTAGAATCTGATAGAATTAGAGACGATTTTAACGCTAGTACTATGTACTCTTATACTAGTGCTGGTAAACAAAGTGGTTTTAAAGCATCAACTCCAGATGCAGACTATCAAAGAGATCATAAAGAAAATGATATAATATTTTCTCAAATAATAAATGAAGCCACAGGCATTAACAGAGCTAATGAATTTTTAATGGCTGAAAATATAGTTAAGCGATTAAATCCTGAATATGGTAGTATACAAAAGCTTTTTACTAGAAATACAGACTTATTAGCTTTTTGCGAAAATAAAGTTTTAAAAATATTAGCTCAAAAAGATGCTTTATTTAACGCTGATGGTAATCCTCAACTTTTATCAACTAATAGAGTTTTAGGACAAGCTATACCTTACATTGGTGATTACGGTATATCTAAAAACCCTGAATCTTTTGCTTCTGATGAATTTAGATGTTATTTTACAGATGTAGACAGAGGCGCGGTGTGTAGACTGTCAAGAGATGGTATTACAGCTGTATCAGACTTTGGTATGAAAAACTTTTTTTATGATAATTTAAAAAACTCTACAGTTTGTATAGGTGATTTTGATGGTAGAAAAGATGAATATAATATAACAATACACACTGACAATGCTGATGTTTCTGGCCAAAAAAATGTATATACTGTAAGTTATGGCGAAAGAGTAAAAGGTTGGACAAGTTTTAAATCTTTTATAAAAGAGCAAGGTGCCACTTTAAATAATAGGTATTATACTTTTAAAGATGGTAAAATGTGGCTTCATCACTATAATGAAACTCACAACAATTTTTATGGAACTCAATTTAATTCTACGATAGATGTAATATTTAATAACTCGCCAAGCGTTGTTAAAAGCTTTAGTACTTTAAATTACGAAGGAACTCAAAGTAGAGTTATAGCAAATACTCAAGATGAAGCTTTTTATAATTTAACAGCTAAAAACGGCTGGTATGTTGAATCTATAAATACTGACTTGCAAGAAGGTGCTGTAGATGAGTTTATAGATAAAGAAAACAAATGGTTTAACTTTATAAAAGGTATAACAACTTCTCATACAAATTTAGCTGACGGCGCTGTTACTAGTAATTTAGATTTTAACGAAAACACTTTGCAAGGTATTGGTCAAATTAGTGCAAACGCTACGTCTGACACTGTTGGCTTTGGCGAAGGCTTTGATGTTAGTGTTACTCTTTCTACTTCTTCTGATCAACAATTTACATCTACTGGCTTTAGTGTTAACAATATATCTACCTTGCCTAGTACAGGGACTTTTACAATAGTTCCAACACAAGGCTATTCTATAGCAGCTTCTCAGTTTAGTTTAGCTAACACTTTACCAAGTTTTATTAGTGGCATAACTTTTGCCGATACAGGCGTTGGTGGTACTTTAACTAATACAGTAGTAGCTACGATTACTTTTACAGGAAGTATTACTGAAGACTTGTCGCACGCTGTGCAAGTTAATACTACATCTTTTGCCAGTATAGCTACTGTTCAAGCTGTTTTGACTATAGTTGGCGCAGGTATAAATCAACCTAACGGAGAAACTGTTTCTGTTTCTTTTGGACAATCAGAAGCTATAGGTTTAGTTATTCCTATACCTTCAACTATGCCAAACTCTGTGAGCTATCTTATAACTGGTTATACTGGAAATAATAATGGCACTGATTTACCTTTTGTAACTGTTAGTTTATATTCTGGACCTTTTCATTTTTACAGCACAGAAAATTTAGCTACAATGACAGTTACACCTTTTCTTGAAGCTGATAACTACGAAATACAACAAGTTGATTCAACTTCTATATTAAATGCACCTACAGTATTAACTTCTCAAACATATGATATATTTTATAATAATAGTGATGAAAATGTTACTGTAGACGACAATAATGATATAGTAATTTATACTAATTCTACACCTGTTAATTGTAAATTTAGCGCTTTTCCAGAAGAGTCTGGATTTGCTGTAGCACAGTTTGATGACAACAATGATATAAATAATAGAAACGTACCTATAATAAATAACATACCTGCAAATCCATCAGTTAAGATTATTGACGGTGGTCTTGTTAGTAGTGATGGCATTGATTGGATTTCGCCACAGTTTTCTTTACAACAAGGTGTTTTAACAGACGACACTGATCCTAGCGTGTTAGTTACTGTTAATTATCTTCAAAATGTTACTTTAAATAATTGTAATTTTAATTTATCTGTAAACACTGGTAGCACAAGAGATTTACTTTTAAGATTATTTTCAGCAGTAAATAATACTGGCACGCCAGACGATGTTTTACTAATAAGACAAATAGATGTTCAAACACTAGATGCTAAAGTTAAATTTCAAATAGGCATACAGCCTCAAGGTCCAGGTCCTAATCCTGGAAATGTATTTCCTTTGTACTCAGAACTTTTTGATCATTTAGACGGAACTAATTCATCTTTATCAGGCTCATCAGGACCTAAACTATCTGATGAAGATCACGGTATTGGATTTACTGGCTCTGTTGGTATTTTTAACAATCAAGGTGAAGCTTTTATTACTGGAACTGCTCCTGTTGTAGTGCAAGCAAACAGTGATCAAGGAGTTTTTAGCGCAACAAACTTTACGCTTTCTTATATATCCGGCGGCGAATTTATTGATGGCTTGCCTAATGGATCTAATTTAGAAGGTATGTTTACTGAAACAGGTTTTGGCAGTGTAGCTATTCCAATTCCAGAAAACAATACTGAAGAAGATAGAAGTATTAAAGTAATAGTAACACATCCTATAGACAATAGTTTAACAGATGAAGTAGTAATAACTCAAAGAGCGGCTTATAGCTCTTCAAATAATACTTTAATATTTAAAAACAATACAGGTGGTCAAGAAGGTCCGCCTATACCTAATTCTGCTCCAAATCTTGTTGCTATGCAACAGTTTTTTGACGATACAGATCCTGTTGAAGAAATAGTATTATCTTCTAGTGCTATTAGTAAGTTTATATACATGAAAATACCAAATGAAGATTTTGCAGAAATACAAGATCAATATAATATTGATTTGCTCAACGATCCAGATTTAGTTATGCCTGGCCCTACTTTAGTTTTTCAAGATATATTTAATCCTGGTAGTGGACAAGTAGAGGTTGAAGATGGTGTGTTTCAAGAAAATGTAGGTTTAAATCCTGAAACCGGAGAGCCAGATCAAGGTATAGGTGATGAGCCTTTTTTAACTTACGGCAACGTTGAAGTGTCTCAACCTATACAATATTATTCAGGAAACGTCTTACTTACGTATAACTTTTTAGCTGCTAACTATAAAGTTCTTTTAAATGTTCAAGCAAATGACTATGTTATACCTGGAGACTTATTGCCACGAGATAGAACTTTTAAAATTAAAGGTAGACATCCGTACAATGTTAACGGAGCTTCTGATAGTGTAATTCAAATAAGACAACTTGCCGAAGATAGATGTGAATTTGCAGATAATAGTAATCCTACAATTTATAATAGTAACTTTAATGGTGAGTGGCAGGCTGATGTTAGTATTCACGCTAATAATTCTGTACCTAGATGTGTTATATATAAATACGAACAACATTCATTAGTACTTTTAGAAGACGGTAGTCCAAATGTTCAAACTTTTTTAGGTGCGCCTGACTGGGCTGCAAATTTAGGTAATTTAAATCAAACATCTATAAGTTCTAATAGTACAACTTTAACAAATCAAGATTATATTGCGCAGTTTACTTTTACGCCACCTATTGTTCAAAATATATTTTACAAAGTTTATATAAAAGCTGTTCACGGCGATATTGAATTAAACGGTGACGAGCCTGCTGAAGATAGTTTAGTAGAAGATACTAAATTTATACAAGTAAATCCAGCGTCAGAATCTTATTTTTACGTAATTAATCCAACTGGAAGTAGCATAGATAATGCTGAAAGTACAAATGCTGGATCAAACGTAGACGGTTTTATTCATGTACACTCAATGTATATGATTACAAGCTCTGTTGAAACTGAACAAGAAAAAAGTTTTGATTTAGTTTTCTCTGGTCCTGCGCCAGAAATAACTAGTGTTGAATATTTTAAACAAAGCGATGCGGGCACTTCTATAAACATACCTCAAACAGTAACAAATCAAACAGAAGGGCCAAACGTCATTCGTCAAGGCTTTGATTTAGCTAGTGCTCCTTTCTTGTCTACTTCAATACCTATAGCTTTAATTGAGTCTGACGGTAACGAGCCTTTGAGAGTAAGAATAAAAGTACTTATAAACTCAAGTTCTCAACATACTTCTAGCGGTCAGCTTGACGGTGTAAATATAAGAGTAAATATGTCTACACCAGGAGGTTTACAAAGACAAGTAATAGTACAAATAAATCCATAATAATATGCCTATAACAACATTATTCTTTAGTTTTGATCCACAGTCTACAGGCGCACAAGTTGGTGATAGTGCTTACTATATATCTAACTCTAGTTTTACTTCAAGCGGAGGGTTTAATACATCGTCAAGTCTTGATCAAATAGTTAATATGGGCACTATAACAGGTTTTGGCTTTCAAAACTCTTCTAGTGTTTCAGCTGTTAAAGCAACGCATGTTGTAGTTTTTTCAAACGAAACTTTTGATTCTGTTGGTCCAATATCTGTTATTTATACAGCAAATAGTAATATTCCATATCCTAATAGCTCAGATTTTCCTGGTACTCCAACACCAAGTTTTATACTTTTTTACAGTGGTAACGGATCTTATACTCAAAACCAAGTTATTAGTGCTGGAAGTATTGATACTTCTACGCTTGTTACTACTAAAATAATAGGTGTTGCTTCTTCTAGTACAGCCGCTGGTAGAGCTGCTAACTTTAAAAGTGCTATTGAATTTGCTACTAGCGGAGCTATGACATGTGCTCTATCTACTACTTCTGTTACTAATGACACACTAACAATAACTCAAAATGTAGCTGGAGAAAGTGGTAATACTAATGTTACTGAGAATTTTTTAGGTTATGCCAGTATAGACAGTATAACATCATCTTTTCCTAGCGCTTTTACAGGTGGTGCTGAAACTACTACTAGTTTTGATTTTTATACAATGACAGTAGAAACAAGTAATTTATATGATTTACCAACAACTAACGATTATATATTTTTTAGCCAAGATAATGCTATAAACTTGTCATCGCTAGTAGGGTACTTTGCAGAAGCAAAAATAAGGAATAACTCTACAGAGTTTGCTGAAATGTTTTCATTGTCAGCCGGCGTTGTAGAAAGCAGTAAATAAGTGTAATTATTAATAGATATAATTAAATTATAATGACAGAAAATAAAAAATCACCAATGAAAGCATTAAGTGCAGCTGCAGCTTTAGCTTTAGCTCAAGGCATTAAAGCAGGTGTACAAATATTTCAAGGTTTTCAACAGCGTGCTGATGCTAGAGGCGCTCTAGACGATGCTGAAACACTAGCAGAAAATAGGATGCGATCTTACGAAAACTTTGATTTTAGAATACAAAATCCTTACGAAGATCTCACAGCATCTACAGAAGCCCAACAATTAGCAAATCAACAACAAGCTCAACAACAAGCTAATACTTTAGCTAGACTACAACAAGGCGCTACAGGCGCAGGCGCCGCTTCACTGGCTACAGCTATAGCTAGACAAGGTGCTAAACAAGCACAAGCCGCTCAAGCTCTAACCGCTAAACAAGAAGCTGCTAACCAAAGACTAGCTGCTGGCGCTCAATTAAAAATTGATTCTGCGGTAAGCGCTAAAGAACAAAGAAGACAAGAAGTTTTAACTTCACTGGCTTTGCAAGATCAAGCTGTTCAGCAAAAACTATTAAACGATGCTAATGCAGCTATAACAGGCGGTGTTGGTAACTTTCTTGCTGCTGGTATAGAATACGCGGGTGGAAAAGATCCTAAAGATGATGAGGATTTAAGTAATGATGGTATTATAGATGTATCAGGCGACGAATTTAAAATTACAGAAACAATGAACACGCCTAATCCATTTAGAATAGATCCTATATTTGGAGGTCAAGAAGAACAAATTGGAGTTGAAGGTGATATTGATTCATTTTTTATTGAAGAAGAATAATGGCAAAAAAGACTACAACAACAAATCCTATTTTATCAGCAAGCGCTGCGCTTAGTCAAGCAAAGCTAGGCTCTACTATTGATTATAGTACAGCTTTAGATCCTACTATTGATATACTTAGAAAAAGAGTAGATAAAGCTAATAAAACTACAGAGACTTTTTTAAATAACATGCCTGAAAATTTTTCAGCTGAAATAGTACCTGTAGAAGCTAGAGCAAAACTTGAAGCGTTTTTAAAAGAAAACAAAGAAAGATATGTAAAGCTTTCAAAAGAGTTAGGTGAATTATCTAATAGACCTACAAGCCAAGCGTATATTGATGCTAAATCTGAGCTTGATAGTATAAAAAATGCTTTTACTAATACTAAAGATACTTTAACGAATTTTGCTAAAACTAGACAGTTTGCTACAGATAATATTAGCAATTGGTCTCCTAACATTGTAGATAAAGATTTTTTAATGTATGAAGAAATTATAGGTAAAGAAGCTTATAACAACCTTGATTATACTTTAGACGGTGTTTTTTACACTGATGTTGCTGGTAATAGAATAAATCTTAATGATATAAAAAATCCTGACCTTAGAAATCAAACAGCTATTAATGGTTTGTTTCAAGGTATAACAAGTAGTTTTGAATTAGGCGGTAGAGGTGTAAAGCTAAACATTAGTGAAGATGGATCACCAATAGACACTAATTCTAGAATTATATTTAAAAATATATCTGGCATAACTAACAACCCTAAAGCAGCTGCAGATTTATTTATAGGTGGTGTTCCAGGTTATGAAAATGACGTAGACTCTAATCCAGCGTATCAATATATTAGCCAGCAAGCTGCTACAAATACAGAGTATAAAAACTTACCCAAACTTGAAAACGGTAATATTGATGCTCAAAGTGATGAATATAAATTAGCTTTAGATAAATTAAAAACTAACGTGCCAACACAGTGGTTAAACTCGTTTTTAATGGATATAGTTAAAGACTCTAACGCTGACGGCTTTAAACTTTATAAGCCGACAAAACCAAGTGGTGGTGAAGGAATTAATATGCAGCCTACTATAAACGCTATAAATGCCGGCGCTAAGATAATACCTTTACCGTCTACGTTTGGCACAGGTATTGTTGCCTCATTAAAACCTAATGGTAAATACTATATAAGCTCTGGAGCAAGAGCAAGTCAAATGTTTGATCCTCAAGCTGGTGAAATAGGATATACGCTAGAAGAATTAAGCAAAGTATTAGGACTAAAAATATCTAGTCCAAAAACAGCAAATAGAAATAGATCTGGATTAGGGCCAGTTTACGAAAATACTCAAACTCCAAGTGAATTAGACAAACTACTTAACCCTTTCATTTAAATAATATGTACGAATTAAACGGACAAGTATTTACCTTAGAAACACTGCAAGGTAAAGCACAAGAATACAATATGAGCTTTGAAGACTATATAGAAGCTATGAAAAAGAAAGGTCTTGTGGAAAAGACACAAGGTGCTGCTGCGACCGACGTAGCTGTAGCGCCAACAACCGATACGGAATTAGCGTCGGAAAATATTTCTTTGGAATCACAAGAAGATAAAGGTTTTTTTGAAAACGTAGCAGAAAAGTTTAGAAAATATACGCCTAGTTTTATTTTACCTCCTATTCAGCGAGTTCAAAAAGAAGCAGAAGATATTAAAAGACAAGCTGATGAATATCAAAGAACTACAGCTGATAATTACGTAAAAGATAAAAATGAATATATTAAGTTTTTACAAAATGAATTTTTAACAGACGACAAGTATAACTATGCAGCTTTAGATTTACGTAACGAAGTTAAAGATGTTAGAAAAGAGCTTTTAAATAATTTAGGTGTTGGTGGATTTTTTGGATCAGACACTAGAACTCAATATATGAGTTTAAATGATGATGATATAAGAAATATATTTAACGAGCAGTTTGACACAAAGGTTTTACAAGAAAGAGCTAAGTTTAAAGAACAAACTAATCAAGAAGGTACGCAGCAAATAATTGATTCTGGAGGTAGTTTAGATAAAGAATTTTTAAGACAAGAAGATATTGATATAATGTCTTTTGAAAATTCTTTAGAAAGACAATTAGGCAAAATAAATCAAAATTTAGCAGTTGAAGGTATAAGTGATGAAGAAAAAAATAATCTTATAAAGCAACAAAAAGAAGTTATTAAAAGCTTAGGCGAAGATAAAGACTTTAAGTTTTTTTATAATCCTATAACTGGCCAAGGTAGTAATGTAAAAACTGATGATACTCAAGATTTATCTGAAAAAGTTGAAGCAGAAATAACAGAAATTTCAACAACAACAACAACACGGGATAAGCTAAAAGACTATTATAATAATAATTTTTTAGAAAGAGTTGGCTATAAATCTAGAGGTAATAAAACATACGATATAACTGTTGGTAATAAAACTTTTGGTAGAATATTACGAGACGCAGGATATGAGTTTGATGCTGGCGTATGGAAAAATATTCCTGTTTCTGAAATGGCTAGATTTGCTCATTTATTTGATGATGATCCTGATGTATTTATGGCTAAAAACAACATAAATATATCTGTAAATGATCCTAATAAATCAGACTTTGAAACAGCTCAAGATTTTGCAGATTATTTAAGAGTTTATCAAGATGAAGGTGTAGATTTAGCAGCTAAACATCATGCTATAAAACAAGTTTATTTATTAAACAAAGACGTAACGTCTATAAAAAAGAAGCCTGTACAAAGACATTTTGAAGCAGCATCAGAAGGCATAATAGGACCAAGAGCTACAGAGTCTAACTTTGGATATTCAAACAGAAAAATACTAGATCAAATAGAAGAAATAACTTATGACGCTGATATACCTTTAAATGATAAACAAAAAGAATATTTAGAGCGTAGTATAGGTGACGAAATAAATGAAGGCTTTGGTGGTGCTTATGGTATATTAGGTACTTTATTTGTTGCTAATAAGATTCAAGGAACAGTTTTAGGTGTCACTAGACTTGGTAGACTAATGAGCACGCTAAACGCTCCTAGATATGTTAAAAATGGTCGAGTAGTTACTCAAGCACAAATGACTAAAAGAGCTGCAGCTTCAGGGCAAAGTTTTGACGACGTTATAGCAGGTTATACTAAAGTTGGGCCATCAAGATTAAATCAGTTTAACGGTCTACTTTTAACTGGCGCTATGGAAGAAGTTAAAATGCAAAGCGTTGGATTTGATCCTGGTGTTGGTTTTGGCTTTATGTTAGGTACTAAAGTTTTACCTTTTAAGTGGACTACAAAGTACAATCAATTTAACACTTTGTTAAACTTGTCTACAAAGCAAGCGCCAGCGTTTGTATTAGGAACTAATTTTGGAGAAATAACAAAAGGTGCTATTGACGATATAGCTGGTGAAGATGTTTATTCTGCGTTTTTACAAGAGCATTATGGTGATTTAGACAAGCTTGGTAGAAAAACTATTGTTGACTTAGCTTTAGGTTTTGCTTTTGGAGCTACTCATTTAAAGCGTATAGATGTTGCTCGAACTAGAAATATAGCTAAGTTAAAAAACGATGCTATGTTTAAAATGATAGAAGCTCATACTAAAGGAGATGAAGCTACGCTAGCTAAATATCAAGAAGTTTATTCTGCAGCTAAAAACAGGCTAGATGCTATGGATAAAATAGATCTGTACACTAATCCTGCAACAGCTCAAAAAGCATATCAAAAACAATTAGATCCAATAGTAAAAGCGTTCAAAGCTAAAGGCAAAGACTTAGTTATAGAAACTACAACTGAAGAGTTAGTTGATAATAGAAACGCAGAATATATACCTGCTCAAGGCGGTAATCCTGGTACAATAAGAATTAATATCAATAGAGCAAATCCAGGTTTAATACCTCATGAGGTTAGTCATGCAGCGTTTGATTTATTGTTTGAAGGTAATCCAACGTTAAAAGCTAAATATTTAAATCAACTTAAAAATATAACTAAAGAGCTTAAGTTAGAAGACGGTAGAAGTTTGTATGAAGCTATATTAACAGAAAAGTCTATTAAAGACGTTAATAAAGTTGAAGAAATGTTTGCTTACACTACTGAGTATTTGTCTAGAGCTGAACACTACACATCGTTAGTTCAAGGTAATGCGTTTGGCAAGTTAAAACAAAATATATTAAGCTTTAGTGAAAGAAATGGTCTTGGTAAACCTGCTTTAAAAACACAGCAAGATTTAGTAAACTTTTTAGGTAGATATGTAGAAACTATACAAAAAGGTTATAATCCGATTAAACAGCTTGAAAGATTAAATGAAATAGTTGAAATATCAGAAGCTAGAAAAGAAGGTGAAAAAGCTAGCTTTGGATCTGTAGATTTAAAAGCTAAAAAAGCCAGAATAATAGAGCAAAATAAAAAGTTAGTAGCGGAAAAGCCTGAAGGATATTTAGAGCAGGCTAAAAAAAATAATGAAGCTCTTAAAAAAATAAACGAAAATTTACGTATATCTGAAGCTAACGAAAAAAATATAAAAATATTTAAAGAGCGTGAGCCAGGCGATCCAGCAAGAAGAAGAGCTGAAAACGAATTACTTAAAGACAACGCTGCTACTATAGAGACTTGGTTTAGAAGTAATTTTAAAAGAGGACTAGATGTTTCAGAAGCAGACTTTAGAGGTAGTATGAACGAACAAGTAGCTAGAATATTTAAAAGCTATAATGATTTTAATGTTCCTTTTGGCTATTATCTAAAATCAAGACTAGCGCCACAGCTAGGTAACATACTTAAAAGAGCTCAAGCTGGTAGAACTACAGAAGTAGCAATGTCAGAAATGGGTAAAGACTTTGATATTGAAACTTTAGTTGACGTCACACCTACTATGTCTGCTCAAGGAATAGGAACGCACTCAGCTAAAGGAAGAAAACTAGTTCAAGATTTAAGCGTGCCTAAAGAAGTTGTTAATAAAATAACAGAAGAGTTTAATAAATTAGACGTAGAAAAATTAACATATAAAACACTAAAAGATTTAGCGCCAGAGTTTACTAACGAGCTGCTTGGCGTAGAGCCTAAGGCTGGTAATATAAGTAAAGGTAGTGTTGAAAATGCTCAAAGATGGTTTAGCAACGACGCTAACGCTAAATTATTTTTAGATATACTACCTGAAGGCACGATACCTATGGAAGGTGCACCAGAACTTGTTAAAGGAACAGCTACTGGAGTTCAAAATAAACTATTAGAAGGTTTTTATAAGAAATCAGCTAGAGCTAAAACTAAAGCTGGTTTAGCTGTGCAAGAAAAAATTACAAGCAAAACTGTACAAGACGTTAAAGAGTTTTTTGGTATTAAGCCAGATGGAACTTTTGAATACAACAGAAACTTAAGCGCTAAAGTAAAAGGAGCTGTAGAGCAAATAGGTAAAGCTATAACTAACCAAGTTGCTAGAGATTTTATTAAAACAGATCCTAGGTTTGAGTTTGTTAATAATTTAAATAACTTAGTTAATCAAATACAAGCTGGTAAGTCAGAAGCTTTAGCTAGTGCAGATTTAAGTAAACTAGGCGAGTTTTTTGAAAGAAGTAGATTTGATGAAGTTGGCATAGAAGCTGTTTTTGGTAAAGCAGAGTCTCAAGCAAAAACAATAGTGCTAAATGAGTTAAAAAAAGCTAAAGGTATGACTCTTGAAACTAAGCTAAAAGAGTTAGAAGCTAGAGATATTGAGCAACAAGGTATTGACGCTGAAATGCTTGCTAGACAAGATAAAGAAGCGGCTGAAAGCATGAAAAAAGTAACTCAAAAACATGGCTTAAACTATGAAAACGTTAGTATAGCTAATGTTAACAAAAGCCCTGAGTTAATGGTAGCTAGACGTGAGTTTGATGTTAATTTATTGAAAGAGTTTTTTGATATTAACGATATGCCTCAAGATGTTGTTTCTATACTTAAAACTCAGTTTGGTTGGGGCTCTAGAAGCAGAAAAGAAAATGGATCGTATTTAAACAAAAACGGAGAAACTTGGGGCGAAACATTACAAAAATATTATGGAGTAGTTAAAGGTAAAAAAGGATATGATGGTAGATATGACGCTGCGTATTCTCCTTCTAGTTGGGGCAAGCTTAAAAAAGACGTAGAAACACAAAGACAAAAACTACGAGACCAAGGTTTAAAAGGTGAAGAGTTTGATATGGCTTTAGTAGATTTTGTAAGATCAAAGCTATCAAAAGACGGTACTTCAAAAGGTTATGAGGCTACTAAAAAAGCAAACGATGCGTTAGCTTTAGATTTTTATACAGCATTAGCAAAAGCTGCTAACAAAAGTCCTTTAGGTTTTGAAATGATGTTAAATCATTTAGCTATGCAGTCTAATCAAGCCACAGGTATATCTAAAGCTATGATGTATAATGTTAGATCAATATCAAGAAAAGGTAGTGAGGCTAGTAAAGAAAATAAAAGTATTAAAGATCATTGGGAGCACGAGTTGCAGTTGTTAAATAACACAGAGTTTTTTGCTGATATATATAGTAGAAACAAAGATCTTGGCGCAGGGTTTAAAACAGAATTAAATCAACTTATAGAAGCTTCTAAACAGTCTTTAATTGAAAAAGATTTACAATTATTTAACGATGCTAGTGGTCAAACTAGCTACGGCAAGTTTTACGGCAAAGACGGTAAAGCAAACTTACTTAACAATTCTTTGCTTAACGTGTTGACTAGGCAAGGTTCTGCTACAAATCAATTAATAATAGATGGGCCTAACAAAGGTAAAACTTTATCAGATGTTATATTATCTGATGTTTTTGCTAGCAATATTAAACAGCTTTTAAAAACTATACCAGAGCAAAACTTAAGCGCTACAGGTATAGAAGCTAAAAATAGAGTAAAAAACGAAGCTAGCTATAAAATTTTACAAAATCAAAAAAATAAAAAGCTTAAAAACGCAGGCTTATATTATCAAGGCATGTCAGATGCTATGGCTTCTAAAAGTTTAAAAATACACGATAAAGCGTTAGAGTTAGGTAGAAATAAAAAGAAACAAGCTAGAGGCATGTCTACTTTTGACTTTGATGAAACATTAATTATAGGTGGTAAAAACTTTGTTACAGCAACAAAAGGTAAAGAGTCTATAAGAATTAGCTCAGAGCAGTTTCCACTTCAAGGACCTAAGCTAGCTGAACAAGGTTATAAGTTTGACTTTAAAGACTTTGTAAATGTAAAAGGCGGAAAAGAAGGACCGCTAATGCAGAAACTTAAAAATCAAATAGAAAAATACGGAACAGACAATGTATTTATATTAACAGCTCGTATGCAAGAAGCGGCACCAGCAATACAAGCTTGGCTTAAAACACAAGGTGTTAACTTACCTTTAAAAAATATTACTGGTTTAGGTAATAGCACGGGTGAGGCTAAAGCGCTTTGGATGCTTGAAAAGTTTTCTGAAGGCTATAATGATATGTATTTTGTTGACGATGCTTTACCTAACGTAAAAGCTGTTAAAGACGTTTTAAATCAACTAGATATTAAATCTAAAGTACAACAAGCTTTAGGATCTATTGATCTTAATAAAGGTGTTAATGATATAATGCAGTACTCTCTAGGTATAAGCTCTAATAAAGTATTTACTAAAGCAGAAGCTGCTATTAGAGGTAAAAAAGCTAATAGACGTAAGTTTTTTATGCCAGACACTGCTTCAGATCTAGAGCTATTGCTAGAGCCGTTATATGGTAAAGGACAAAAAGGTATTGAAAACAAAAATTGGTTTCAAGAAAACTTTGTTAGAAAATGGGAGAGGGGTATAAACGATTTTAATAATGCTAGACAAGCTGTAACTAATGATTATTTAACGTTAAGAAAAAAGAATAAAGACGTTGTCAAGCAATTACCTGAAGCTGTAGAAGGCACAAACTTTACAGTTGACATGGCTATGAGAGTTTATATATGGAACAAAGCAGGTTACAAAATACCAGACTTAGCGGCTAGCTCTCAAGCAAAATTAATTAAACATATATTAAATAATCCTAAACTACAGGCTTATGCTGAAAACGTTGCTAAACTTACTAGAGTAGAAGGCGGACTAAAAGAACCTACTATTGATTGGTACGCTGAAACTATTGCTAGTGAAATACAAGGTTTAGGTGAAGGTGTTGGTCGTAAAAAATATATTCAAGATTTTATTGAAGCTAAAAACGAAATATTTACAGAGGCTAACTTAAATAAAATGGAATCTAAGTTAGGCCGTAATTGGCGTGAAACTATTGAAGATATGTTTGACCGTATGGAAACTGGTAGAACTAGAAGCATGAGTATTGGTAGAATAGGTAATAAAATAATGAACTACCTTAACGGATCAACTGGTACTATTATGAACTTTAACACTAGATCGGCTACGCTACAGCTAATATCTACTGTTAACTTTATAAACTCTTCGTTTAATAATCCGTTAATGGCAGGTAAAGCTTTTGCTAATCAACCACAGTATTGGAAAGACTTCATGTTTATTATGAACTCTGATATGTTAAAACAAAGGCGTCAAGGTTTGCAAATAAATGTTTCAGAAGTAGAGCTAGCAAACGCGGCGGCTAATAGCAAGAATCCTGCTAGATCAGCTTTAGCTAAAATATTAAAAGCTGGTTATATACCTACAAAAATAGCAGATAGTTTTGCTATTGCTGCAGGTGGAGCTACTTTCTATAGAAACGCTATAAAAAAATATTTAAAAGAAGGTTTGTCAAAAGCTGAAGCTGAGAAAAAAGCTTTTATAGATTTTCAAGCTATAGCAGAAAGAACTCAACAGTCTTCAAGAGCTGACTTATTATCTAAACAACAAACTTCTTTTGAAGGTAGATTAATATTACCATTTGCTAATACACCTATGCAAATGAATAGAATTATGATTAAAGATATATTAGATTTATCTAAAGGTAGATATAAAGGTTTTTATGGTGAGAACTCTATGACTAGCAAACTAAGTCGAATAGGTTATTATGGGTTTTTACAGTCTGTGATATTTGCTGGACTACAATCAGGTGCTTTTGCTTTAATGACAAACTCAGATGATGATGAGAAAAAAGCAGAGTCTAAGCTTAACATGCTTAATACAGTTGCAGATTCGTTTTTAAGAGGTATGGGTATACAAGGCGCTGTAGTAAATAGCCTTAGACTTGCGGTACAAGAATTTTTTAAGCAAGACGCTAAAAAATACAACGCTGACTACAGTGAGGTTGCTGAAAAATTACTTAACGTATCTCCTACTGTAGGATCTAAGTTTAGTAAACTTGATGCCGCTGGTAACACATATAAGTATAACAAAAAAGTAATTAAAGAAGAAGGACTAACTTTAAATGGTCCTCTGTTAGAAGCTACTACACAAGTCATAGAATCTACAACTAATGCACCTTTAAATAGATATTATAAGAAAGGTAATAATATACAAAATGCTTTAGATGATAACTATTATAACTGGCAAAGAGTTTTATCAGGATTAGGCTGGAACGTTTGGGGTTTAGGTCCTGGTAAGCCTGATGAAGAAAGACAATTAAAATCTGGAAGATATTTAACTAAAGAAGGTTTACGTAGAGAAAAAGTAGAGCAAGAAGTCAAAGCAAGAGAGAAAAAAGAAAAACAAGCTCAAAAACAAAGATGTACTGCTAGAACATCTTCAGGCAAAAGATGTAGCGTAATGGTTACTAAACCTAAAACAAGATGTCATTATCACGATTAATGTGTAATAATTTACTTATGAAGTATGTAATTTTAATATTAATATTTATAACGTCGTGTGTAACGCCTAAAAAATGTTGCTCACAGATTAAAAAAGCGTTTAAGTTTTCTACGTTTTATGTAGCTACTAACGGTGGTACATCGTTGTCTGATCAGGATGTATACTCGGTTGATGGTAGTACATTAGACTATGATACTATACTAACACCTTACGATTACTCACTAACGATGGGTATACGTAAAATACAAAGATTTCAATATGAAGGTAGTACGCCGTTTAAAGATGGTACCGAAACATCGTTTTCAGACGCCGCAAACGTTGGACGATCTCCGTTTGAGTATTTGTTTGAAGTTGATTACAAAAGACAAGAAGGTGTAGAGTACTTTGATCAACATCATTTTTTAAGATATGTTAAGCCAAAGTGGTTTACAAAAGTAGAATATATTAAAGATGGTTTTGCAGACATAGAGTATTATGAAGCCACACAAAGATTTAGATTAAACGGTAAAAAAAAGTTATCGTTTAACTTTGGTGGCGTTACTAGACTAGCGGAGCCATACGGTTATGATCCATTAGAAGAGTGGACAATGGCTACAGGTGATATACACTATACGCAGCTAGCAATACAAGAAGGTTACAATGTAGATGTATACAACAATGAATACAAAGATCCAAGCGGTAATGTAGTAGCTACAAGCTCTGACGTTTGGAATCAAGTAGTAATACCTACAGTTTTAGAAAATTACGTAGATAAAAAACGTAACGAGTTAGATAATCAATGGCAAAATAGTATTGTCGTTGGTTTTGATTTTTATCATTATACCAAAAGCTTCTGGCTACATAGCTGGGGCAACTTTATGCCTTATCACTATGATGATGGTGGAGAGTTTTCATACCATAACTTTAACGACGGCGAACAATGGTACGATTATTCTGGTGGCTTAATATTTGGTTATAAGCTAAATAGAAACTTAGGTATTTTTGCTGAAGGTAAGTATAACAAATATTGGAATCGTGAGTGGTACGATTTTAAAGCAGGTATAAACTATATTATATTTTAACAATGGCGTTTTATCAAAAAAATAATCCTTTTAAAAAAAGAGGTAACGAACAATTTGAAGTTACCGAAGGCGGTGACAATAGTAAAATATTAAATAAATACGGCTGGAGCGGTAAAACAAGAGAAGAAGTTAAAAGCCAAATTAAGTTTAATAGCTCTAATCAATTAGAGAAACAAAAGAAAAGAGACTTTTACAAAATATACGGAACTCTAAATAGATAACTAATGGCAACTGAAATAGGTAAAGACACAAAGGTAAAGCTAAGTTTAGAAACAATAATATCACTAGGCGTCGTATTAGTTATGGGTACTGGTATGTGGTTTACGCTTCAAGCAGATATAGCTGAAGCTAAAGAATTACCAGTAGCTCCAGATCCTGAAGTTACACGCATGGAGTTTGACATGAAAGATCAAATGATACGTAATACTATTATGACAACGCAAGAAGACGTTAAAGAGTTAAAAGAAACTGTTAGACGTATTGAAGATAAACTAGATAGAAGATGAAGAAAGTGTGTATAGCAAACTGTTTATATGTGTTAATAATGATATTAGCGTTTACAGTGTCAACAGCTTTCGGTCAAGTAAAAGTAATACACTTTAACGCAGGCTGGAACGAAGCTAACGACGTAGAGTGGTTTGATAAACTATCAGACGCTGGTAAAAAAAGTTTAAATATAGACGATAAAGAAATACAAAAAAAATATGCTATTGCTATTGTACCTACTATCATTGTTTTCGATGATGGTGAAGAAGTCAAACGGTTTCAGGCAGACTTAAGCTTTAAGCTAGTTGCTACTAGAGAAGAAATACAAGAATATATAGACGAACTTATAATAAGTAAATTTTAATGAAATATTTAATTACACTAATACTTTGCATTAACATTGCTTTTGCACAATGCCCTCCAGGTACTTGGGGCTTAGATATTATTATAAATCCTGATCAATATCCAGAAGAAACATCTTTTGTAGTTCTTAATACAGAAGGCGACACACTTATGCAAGGCGGGCCTTTTCTTGATATTATAGATTATCAACCACAATATATATCTACCTGCTCGCCTATAGATACTTTCATATTAATTTTAAATGATGAGTATGGTGATGGTATTGCTGGTAGCTTATGGGGTGGTGAAGACGGAAATGTTGTCATAGAGCAATGTGGTGATATAATATGGCAGCTAGATTCAGCCGATTTTGGTTATCAATTAATAGACACTTTAATAACTACTAATTGTCCACCACCACCACCAGTGTTTGGCTGCATGGACAGTAGCTATGTAGAGTTTGATCTAGAAGCTACAGTAGACACTGGCATGTGTTATACGCCTATTGTTTATGGATGTACAGACTCATTAGCTTATAACTACGTTGACAGCGCTAACACAGATATAAACATATCTAGTTGTACACACTACTTAGAGTTAACTGATTTAGCTGGTAATGGTTGGGCTGGCTCTATATTAATTGTATCGCAAGCTACAAACTTATCGCCACCTTATAACTATGCTGTGATAGATACTTTTACTTTGGTTGACGGTTTTGATACTACATATACGTTAAACTTACAAGCAGGCTATTTTGTTAAAGCAATATTTGAAATAAACTTTCAGTCAGATTTTACAGCTGTACAATGTGGTTATACTTTATATTCTGATGATTACATAGCTATAGAACAAGAAGGCGGCTTTGCAGATCCGATACCACCATTTATGCATATTACAGGCGAAACATACTGTGGCAATGACTGTATTGATAGAACGTATGGCTGTATAGATACTTTAGCTATTAACTACAATGATAGTGTAAACACAGATGATGGTAGCTGTTATTATAATCCTGGTTGTACTAATCCTTTATACTTAGAATATGACGCAGCTTATGACTATGATGACAACTCGTGTGCTACACTTATTGCATACGGATGTATGGACTCTACAGCATTTAACTATGACCCATTGGCTAACGTTGAAATACCTGGCTCTTGTATTGCTATCGTAGAAGGCTGTATGGATGATGATGCTTTTAATTATAATATAAATGCTAACGTAGAAGACGGTAGCTGTATACCTGTAATATTTGGTTGTATTGACGCTACTGCATTTAACTATTGTGATACGTGTAATACAGACAATGGTAGCTGTATTGAAGTTATTAACGGTTGTACTGATAGTACAGCATTAAACTATTATGCTCTTGCAAATACTGATAATGGTTCTTGTATTTATCCTATGTATGGCTGCAACGATCCGTCTGCTATTAACTACGATCCGCTTGTTAACGTGCCTGACTCATCATGTGAGTATTCTGCTGGTTGCGCTGTTGGTGATGTCTATACTTTACCTAACGCTTGTTTCGAGTGGGTAATACAAGTTGATCCATATTGTTGCGACGGTTTTTGGGATCCGAGCTGTGTTGAGCTATATAACTACTGTCAAGATGGTTGGTCAGGTCCTACAGATTTAATTGAAGTAAGATACGGTTTATTTACTTACCCTAATCCTACAAGTGACTATATATACATAAACAGTAGATTAAAAGTTGATCTTACGGTTGTTGATATGCTAGGGAATATAGTTATATCTAAAAAACAAACAAATATGTTAGATGTCTTTAAATTGACTCCTGGCATATATAATGTGATTATTGATCACGATAAAATTAAAACTAATAAAAAAATTATAAAACAATAAACAATGGCAACATTAACACCATCATTAACACTTACAAGTACAGATTATGGATCTGACTCTTTAAGCTTTACTGTCACAGATTCTTTATCTGTCACTGCTCCATCTGTAGGTGTGTCTAGAGCTTCTATATTACACACTGGCGTAACAACACTTATAGCTAGCTCAATATCTGCGATTAATTATGTGTATTTAAAAAATATAGATTCATCTAATTACATTGACGTAAGAACAGACGCAGCTACAGGTTTTATTAGATTATCTGCAGGAGAAATTGCATTTTTTCCTTTAATGGCAAGTACAGGTTTAGAAGTACAAGCTGATACAGCTACTTGTATATTAGAATACGCATATTTTACTAAGTCGTAATGCAATTAGAGGTTTTAAGATTTAGCTCGCAAGTAGACTGCACTCACGGTATTTTACTTGAAGTAACTGATATAAAAAAACATTTTCTATGTTATACTTTAGAAGATGAAGCTAGAGTACTAAAAGTAAAAGGCGAGACTAGAATACCTGCAGGTACGTATAATATTAAGCTAAGAAAAGAAGGTGGCTTTCACGCGCGTTATGATAAAAAATATCCTGGTATACATCGTGGTATGCTTCATATCGTTGATGTTCCTGGTTTTGAGTATATTCTTATTCATACTGGAAACACTGATGAGCATACTGCTGGTTGTCTTATCGTCGGTGATAGTCAAGAAAATAATCTTATACTTAGAGACGGATTTGTTGGTAAATCTGTTAACGCGTATAAACGTATTTATCCGAGCATTGCTAAAGCTATTGAGCAAGGAGAAGAAGTAACAATAACATATATAGACTACGATTAATGGGAACTTTAAAACTTAGTATAACAGAAGAAATAGACATAGAGTATGGTGGGTTTACTTACAACTATACTACTACAGGTGCTAGTGATGACCTAGAAATTGCTGACGTTGATGCTTATACAGCTCAAACGCTAGTTATAGGTACAGGTTTTACACAAATAGCTAAGTTTGAAAACGCTGCTACGCCTGGCATGGGTTTATATGACAAACAAAAAATAAAGTATATAAGAATAAGACCTACTACATCTAGTAGAACTTTAACTGTACAGCTAAGTGATGCTACTAATAATAAGCAAGCTAACTATTTTTGTGCTACAGGCCAAGCGCTTTATTTCGTGCATAGTGGTACATCAGGTATAACTTTTGACGTAAATAGTTCTACTACAAGCGCGGCGGCAGACGTTGTGCAAGGCACTCAAAATGTTACTGGACTTGCAGCATCTGCTGATGAAATACAAATAAAATCTTCTGGAGCTAGCACTAGCGTAGATATATTGATAGCTTATGATTTATAATGGGTGTAAAAACAACTAGAGGATATAGAGTATTAAGTAAAATACCAACTCAAAGCTTAGATTTATATATTAAATCTTTTACTAGCGGAAGTGGTGAAACTATATTATTAGGAAAATCAGATGCTCTTGATACTACAATAACTAGGGGCACTAGAAAAAGTGATGGTGAAGGCAATGCTTTACAAATACAAGGTGGTACAGCTACAGGAACTAACCAAGTAGGTGGTGATGTCAATATATATACTGGCAAACCAACTGGTAATGCTGCGGCTGGAGACTTTAAAGTTTTTGGAGCTTTATCAAAAGGATCTAGTGGTACATCTGTTAATTCTACAAACTCAACAATGCTCTCTGTTTCTGGCGACACTGGCAACGTTGTTATTAATGGTAGTTTAACTGTTGGATCAACAGAAGTTATAAACAGCTCAGCTCAAGTTTCAGCGTCAGCTATACCTACAGGTAGTATAAATATAAGTTCGTTTAACAACGACTCTGGTTTTACAGCTAACACAGGCGATATAACTAGAGTAAAAATTATTGGTGATAGCGGCGGCCCAACGTCACATGAATCAGGTCCTGCAGATCTTACTTTTACAGGTGGAGAAGGCGTAGATACTACTATAAGCTCTTCTACAGTTACAGTTGCTGTAAAGCAAATGGTTGTTACTACACATAATTTTCAAATGGCTAGTACAACTGGCACTTTTTTTTATGTTCCTTTTAATAATCTTAATGAAAGCAGTGTAGCAAGTACTGCTGAATATTGGACTAGAACTGTAACTCCTTATCCTGGCACTATTAAAAAAATAGCAGTAAGATCTCACACTAGTTTAGGTACTAGCTGTGAGTTAAGAATATCAAAAATAACAGACACTACAGACGCTTTAACTAGCGGAACACATGTTGACAATACTAGTATAGATATAAGCTCTGCTAATGTTTCTGTAATTGAAACAATGAATACAAATAGCTTTGCAGCAGGTGATGCCGTAGGTATAGCTTTAAAAAGAAGCGCTGGCTCAGCGGCAAGAGTAGTAGTAACAATAGTCTGGCAATATACAGTATAAATTATGGCTTTAGCAAATAAAAAAATAACAGATATATTTAACAAAAACACAGGTGGATCTAAAAACGCTAAATCTATTACAGATGCTAAAGAGCTTGAGATTAAAAATAAGTTTGACAATGGAGAACACATCGAAGATGCTGGCATGTTTGAAAACTTAGCGCCAGCTTTGTATGCTGTTCAACAACTTGCTGATGATGTAGAAGAAATAAGAAGATTTATTACTAGTGAAATAAATAGTATAAGTACATCGCAAGCTAATGCTATAATAGCTAATACCGCTAAGACAGGTATATCAACTAGTCAAGCTAGCGCAATAACAGCTAACACAGCTAAAGTAAGTCAGAATTTAAGAACTGCAAATCATACTATGCAGTTTGATGTAATAAACACTAAAGGCACTTACACGCTAAGAATTACTATTGTTGATTCTACAGCTCCTAAAACACCAGTAACTAAAACAGTAGATATAAGATTAAGTTAATTATGGCAAGTATAAATATAATATCGTTAAGTGGAGATAATTTTGTAGATATAGGCACTCAAAATATATTAAGTCTTATAGCTGCTAACACAGATACAGAAGATATAACATTTGATTTAGCTATTGGCCCTACTAAAATAGCTAACACGTCAACAACTACTGACGCTATTTTTATATTAAAAGATGTGCCTGTAGCAGTTGGAGGTACTTTAGTTTGGGACGATGATGGGGTTTTAAGTAATGCTTTTAGTTCTGGCTCTGTATTATCTAAGTTTGATAATAAGCGTAAAAAGTTTAAGTCTTTAAAAAATAATACTTTTTTAATCAGAGTTGGAAGTGGTCATACTGCTGACGTAATATTAAAAAGAAAATAAAAAAGAGGGCCGAAGCCCTCTTGTATTACGCCGCTACAGCGTTCTTTTGTTCTTGAACAGTGATTCTAACTTTTTGAGCTAAATCTTTTATAGTCTGCATGTTCTTGCGAACTCTAGTTCCAGCTGACATGTTGCCATCTTGAAACTTTTCTAAGTCAGTTACACCTTGTTCTAAAGTATCAGCCATGTTCTGATACAACTTTTCTAATTCAGTCATAGTAAATAAAATTAAATTAAACAACTTCACAGTTACCACCAGCACAAGCAAGCTCGCCTGATAGATCCGTGTTATCATCAGTTTCAACAACTTTAGTTAGATCAACTTCAGATAATACTTTGGACATTTTATTAAACTCAGCTTCGCTAATGTCCTCAAACGGAGCTTGAGTATATGTACCGCCGTTGTATGGCAATACAGATAAACCGTTATAATAATCTTTATTTAACCACATCCACTCACCAGCAGCTTCCCACTCATTATCTTTTAACGATATTGTTGCAGATACATTATGTGTATTGCTACCTTTTCTGTGACCTGGTTTAACCCACTCAGTAGCTACACGCTTAACACGCTCAAGCGTATCAAATGGCGACTCAGTTCTAAGTATAGAGTTATCAGGCGCTTTTTGTGGCACAGATATAACAGCTGTATCATGAGGTCTGAAGTATTCATCTTCAATTAATTCAGGGTGATTGTTATTTAAATACGTATATATAGCCTCATTTTTTCCTACGCGCATCCTACGGACATAATAATCATTATGCCATGCATGAATACCAGATGATGTTCCTAGTACCAGAGAAGTAGTCCCTGCAGGTTTTACAGTTGTACATCTAGCGCTTGGATTTATGTTTAGTAGCTTTGCTACTCTCGTGTTCTCTCTTTTTACGATACTTGCAGCTGCCTTCATATCCAGCTGGAGCACAGCGGCACTCCCGATCCCTGTCATTGACACACCGATAAGCGCGTCTTTTTCTGTTGTCTCTTTCCATATTTCTCTTAGATAATGAAAGTCAGTATAGCTAGCTTGCAGTGTACCTATAAATGCTGCAGCTTTAACTCTAGCATTTAAATCATCTTGATCTTCAAGATCAGATACATTTACTTCACACAAGTTGCAAAACTGAAACGGACGCAATGCTATTTCACAACATGGATTAGTACCCCAGTCTTTATCATTGTTTAAGTATATACCAGGTTCACCAGCGCCAGACAGCTCAACACGTTTCCATAAATCCATAAAAAAGTCTTTAGTTATTTTATGTCTCATAAGCACAGCTGAGTTATTAGCACGACCACGTTGTGGATCTGTTTCCCACCAGTTACCTGACTTACAACTTATCATATCATCATCTGTTGCTGTAAACAAAGCTATTAAAGCTGCGCGGCGTATGCCACCAGCAAGAACAGCGTCAGCAATATGACATATAATATCATGGACCTCAAGTGAGGTAAGTATTGTGCTATCTTCTTTATCATTTAATATACCTTCTATTTTAGTTAAACACTCTTTTAATGGTTGTGGACCAGGCGCTTTACCGCCAGACGTTACAAGCCTTGCACCTTTAGGTCTTATATCTGTATAATCAAATATTATTTTAGATGTACGCTTGTCGCCTAAATAAGACTTTATTAATACTTTAACAGCATCAGACCAACCTTCAATACTATCGCCAATAACAAAGCGTCTGCTACGTTTGTCAAAAGGTTTAATAATAGCTGGTAGCTTTTTAATATGATGTTGTTGTACTGAGTATCCAACGCCACAGCCAGACAAAAGTAAAAACATTATTTCATTAAAAGCGTCGACACTATCAGCAGGCAAATAACTACAGTTATATAGGCGATTAGGGGATATTTCAATAGGCTTACCTGCAAACTGTAACGATCGCATGCTTGGTAAAACTTTTTTATTATATACAAACTTATATGCTTCATCTATTTGGTCTATTAGGTTAGGGTATTTCTTTTTGTGCATTGCTACATTACGATCAACAAGCTCTGTCCAAGTTTCACGGCGATTAAGCTCTGGAATATACTTGGCATACTTCATGTGAACAGTAATGTCTGATAGTATGTTACTCATTTATTTTTTATTTTTTAAGATTAATTGTATAGTTTCGTCGCAGTCTTTTTGATTCTGAGGTTTATATAAAGTTACATGAGGCAAATTTTCTTTTACGTACTTTTTAAACATTTTCCATCGCATTGGAAAACTTTCGTTTGCTCGGCCTTTACACTCTATAATAAAGTTTTTGCTAACAAAGTCTGGCGTATATTTAACTGGTTGTATTTTTTTATTACCTCTATTTTTATATTCGCCTTTACCATTAGCTTGTTTTTCGTAAGCAGGCTGTGCAAACTCAAAGCCTTCTTGTACGACGTATGTTTCGCCTTCGTACGTAGCTTTGATCTTTGCTTTTTTCAGAGCTAGATACATATATCGTTCTAGCCCTGAAGCAAAGTTAATACCGTCCTGTCTTACGCGTTTAGCTCTAACTGGACCTTTTTTTTTAGAACGTTTTTTCCTCATCATCATCAAACTTATTAATCAAAGCTTCTTCAGACAAGTCTTGAAGTTCTTCACGCGCTGCTTGTATATACAATATAGCATCCATAAGCTCTTCTTGAACGTCTTTTAAATATCCCTGCAGGTTTTTCATACCAAGTCTACGCTCGTCATCAAGTGTTGAACCGTACTTTTTGTAGCCAGCATCAGATCGTTTTACAAACTCTCTACACACGTTGTCGACTACAGGGTCTCTGAATTTAAACGTACGTGTTGTTACGCCGTCCATACCGTCATATATTTCTCTACTACTCATATTAATTTTTATTTCTGCCGTAGCTAGTTAATGGTTGATCTTTTACAAATGTACCGTTAATCATTTTGCCTTTACGCTTAGCGATAACTTTATAAGCTTCTTGTATACAGTCTTCAATAGGTATGCCAGCAAGCTCAGCTAAATTAGTTAACACAACTACAGCATCGCCAATACCATCAACAAGCTCAGCTGTATCTTCTTTTAATATAGCTCTACCTATCTCGCCAGTCTCTTCCATTAGTTTAATGTATTGAGTTTTAACATCGCCTTTGTCATATAAACCACGTTCAGCAGCCCATATTCTAATACAGTCAAATATGTTATCGCCACAGTCATCGCATGCTGTATCGCAAATATCTTTGTCTTGTAAAGCTTCAACTACGCGTTTATCAAAATAAGAGTTATTGTCAAACCATCTAGCGAAAGCTTTATTATATACATAGCATCGATCGCTAGTATATTGCGACGATTTTACATTGTTCATTATCCATTTAATAGAAGCTTCTGTTATTATAACACTACCAGCTTCTGTTTCCCATGTCATGCCTAAGTTGTCCATTAACTGGCCTTTCAACTTGTTAACTGGACATGGAAACGTTGTAGTCATTTCTGTTACGTTTATGTTCATATTGTTTAATTCTATAAAATTGTTATTAAATAATTCTTTGTATAATTGTCTGTCAACTCTATAACCGTGACGCTCTTGTAAATACAGTTCACGCTTAGATATATAATCTATATCATCAGACATTTCTAGTATTTCATACTCGCCAGGCTCATAGCCTTGTTGCTCTTCAACTCTATACTTAATGTTGTTTGTTACACCTATTTTTACACCCGGTATATGGTATATTGCATACGTCATATCTTGTCGTTATATAAATGTAAGTTGTGTGCAAAGTGATAATATGTACCAACATCATATCCTGTCTTCTGTGCAACTAGCATTTGCAAGTTTGAAAACTGATACTGATCGTTACAGAAGCCATACCAGAGATCATTAGAACGCATTACAACAGACATATTAAGCTTATTGTTTAATACTGTAAACTGTACAGCATACGTACATGGTGTGTCTTTAGTATACTGAGGCCATTCTTTAGCATCATAAATTGTTATAGCTGCATGTCTAGTGTTAGGATTTTCTTTTAACTTAGCTATAACATAATCTAACTGATCATGTCTTTTCCATTGATAGCCGTAATTAGAATTAACCTCGCCATTAATATCAGCCATACGTTCCCATATAGGTGGAACTTTGCCATATAACTCACCTAGTTTACTAACACGTGGATCGCCAGACAAATACCATTGCCATTCAGCTTCAGCATATTCAATTGACCAGTTGCGTTTAACTTTACTGTCTTTAATAGTATTTAAAGCAGGATATTCTATTTCAAAACCTACGTTAAACAAAGCTTTAGTGTCAGCAAAGTTTACACCGTCTTTAATTATCATGTCATGTAGCTTATGAAAAGCTTCATTAGCTGTATTAAACTTAAGCATATATATCGCCTTTAATATTATACCATACTTTTAAACCTAAAGTACTATTACGTTTAGTAAGTATTTTAGTTTTACCAAAATGGTTTATTGCTATTGTTTTATAATCAAGATGTTTTATTGTATTTATCATAATAGTATTTATAATATTCGTACATTTTTTTGTGAACATTTGCTACTGTATAGTTAGCAGGATCAACATGTACTTTGTTATTAATTCTAATTTCTATTTTCCAATTGCCATCAGACATATCCCAATTAGGCACAACACAGACAGCAATGCTATTATCTAAACACCATTGTATCATTTTACTATAACCTATTGGAATTGGATTTGGCCCTGCAGATCGACTAACTTTTTTTTGTTTCTTTTTAAACATTACTCCCAAGGCATTGGCTCAGCTTCAGCGTCGACAACGTCATGAGGTACAAAGCAGCCAGATCGTGGCTCCCATGTAAAGAAAGACTCAGCACCGTTTTCACCGAGGTTTTGAAACTTAACTTTAAGTACTTTTACTTTAGTTGTTTTAGCTTCATAATCTCTGTGAACTAATAAGCCGTGATAACTAGCATCGTACCACTCACCACCACCTTTAATATTGTACATTGTTGGCTCTTCCATTTTACCGTCTTGGCCTTTGTACATTTTAGTCGGGTGTGCTACAATAAAAGTTAGCACATCGTACTTTTTACAAAATGTTTCTATCTTTTGCAGATAATCCATTGTATAACGGTTAACATCATCTGAGTGTGCGTTTGTATCTCTGATCTTATTAAATGGATCTAGAACTAAACATTTAATACCTTTACGTTTAACAAGCTCAGCGCCTTTGCGTAAGACAGCTTCTAAATTATATTTATCCATATCAATAAAGAAGTAGTTGTCATTAACATGTTCAGTAACTTGATCCCATTTACTGCTACCAATATCACTAACAGCTGGCATGTCTTGCCAATGTTTACGCATTAGTTTGTGCGCGTGTAAATACACTGGTTGGTTTTCTGGACTAGCATACGCAGTCTTCCAACCGTATAGTTGATTATAGCCCACAACCATTTGGTCAACAAAGTCAGACTTGCCGCTACTGGGTACGCCAGTAACAGTAATAAACTGACCGGTGTAAGTAGAGAAAATACTATCAAAGTTTTTAAGTCCGATTTGAAAGCCGGGTTTAAAGCCATTTTGAACAAAGTCTTTAAGTTCATCTTCTATATCTTTTAATGTAGACACGCCCTCAAGAGGTACAGGTCTAACGTTATCAATTACATCTCTGAGCTTTTCAGCTCCGTACTTAACTAAATAATCATTTGCGTCTTTACAGTCCTCGAAGTCGACTAGATAACAAACTTCAGCACCAAGCCTACGAATAAACTCTTGCTTTAGTGCTTGGCCAGGTTCATCAGCATCAACTGCTAATATAACTTTTTCTTTGTCATCAAAATAGTCTATGCAATTATCTAAATAATCGAGATTGTTTGAGTTTAACGTAGCACCATTAGGTACTGATATAACGTTTTTAACTCCCGCTTCGTGCATTGCAAGCACGTCCATCTCACCTTCAACTATGACACAAGCGTCATAACCGATAATACTGTTGATGTTATAAAATATTTTCTCTGCACCTTTGTACAGTTTAAAATTCTTACGGCCATCACGGTATTTAACGTTTATGAGTTGATCGCCCATGTAATAGTTAAATTGAATAGTATTCTCAGATTTACCTGTCTGCGGCATATACTCTTCACCTGTAGTAACTTTTAAATCACGAAGAGAAGCTAGTGATATACCACGCTCTTTAAACCAGCTTTCAACTTTCGCACTTACTTCATTTAAAGGCTCAACCGTAGGTCTAACATATACCTTTTCGCTGGCGCCTTTACGTTGGTAGGTGTGAAGTTGAAAACTAGTATTACAGTTATGACAGGTGCCAAGACCACGTTCCCAATCATAAGAAGCGCATTTAGCTTTCTTATTTTCAGGTTTCCTAGTGTGAGAACACGTAGGGCATATACCCTGCGTCTTCCCAACTTCTAGGCCATACTGATTGAACTGGTCAATCGTAAATCCATTGATCTCTCTTTCCTGTACGTTCATTTATTAAAACGGTAAATCTTCATCAGCTACAGGCGTAGGTGCTGGTGCAGCTGGTTGGTTATCGCGTGGTGCAGTATCAACGTTAGTACCATTAGTCCACACAACTTTAACATTGCCAAGGTATGTCTTTGGCGCCTTAGCATCACGCTCTTCTTTTGTTTGTTCAACAACAACTGGGCCTTGATTACCAAACTGATCAGGCTCATCATTGAGCGTAATAGTTATTGGTAAATACTTACCTTTTTTACCGACATAGATTTTATCTTTCGGTATATCGTTGAGGTTGATACTCGTTTTAATAATACTTGCCATTTAGTAATTATTTATTTGGTGAAACATACGCTGCATCTGTTGTTTAGTAGCGCCAGTCGTTCTACGCAGATTATCTACAGCTTTTACGTGGCTTTGATTTTTATAAAAGTTAGTTTCTTTGGTTTTTAAACCTGTTACATCACATACTCTTGTTTTTGCTCTAGGCATAGTTTAAAGGGTTTTAGTTAATAAATGTTGCTTGTGATCAAAATTATCTGTTTGATAGAACAACTCGTATGCGTCACAAGCTCTACGCACTTTGTCTTCGCCTTTTGCATAAAAATCAGGCGAACAATCAAACAAACCTATTTGATGTGTTTCTTTGTCAATAACAATGAATAACATCTCATAGCCAAATAGAGTGCTATAAATAAAGGCTTGGCTGTCATAATTAAACTTATTAGCTGACCACTGAAACTTATCTATATCGCTTGTAGTTTTAAGATCGATAACTAGTTTTTCTTCGTGATTTATTACGTCAGCTTTGCCTTTCCACATTTGACCGTGGATTTTTTGTACACGCGGCTCTTCATAATCAACCTCGCCAAGTATGGGTTTAATTAAGTCTCTACACACGTCGTTACTTTGTATAGCTTCTGTCATCAGTTGTATCTTGTCAACTTCATGCTGTAATAAACATAGTTCACCTTCTGATATTTCTTTGTAAGCTTTAGTGTTACGAGTAGTAGTTTCAACTACTTTAAATCTATTTAACTTGTCAGGTTCTAGTATTGCAGTATGAAAATATCCACCAACTAAGAGAGCCGGGCTGCTAGGCTTAGGTTTATGTAGATCTTTAGGATTTTTTAACAATACAGAGATGTCAGAGTTGCTAAGGAACTGTTTGCCAAAGTCGCCATAGTAATGCTCGTCTTCTCTTAGTTTATCGTAGATGTCTTTCATTATGCTAACTGTTTAATTTGAGCGTCAGTTAATGTATACTTCTTTTTAATAGCATCAACTGATCCACCGTTTTTAACAAAGTCTAATGCTTTAATCATTTGCTCTTTTGTTATTTTAGCTTTAGGTTTTGTAGTAACTTGAGCTGCCTTGCCATGGTGATTTGTAGCGTCAGCGTCTTCAGTATCATCAATTAATAGTAAATTGCCGAGCGCATACTTTTTTGCGTATGTAGATGCTGCGCCAAACTGTTGAGCAGTCTGCATACCTTTTTGCTGCATATCAACGCCAACTACGGCGGTAGCGTGTATAGCATTTTTACCATCGCTAATTGTAGCAGTGGATTTAATCATTGGAACTGGATCTGTAGCGATCAGCTCTTCTGATATTGTTACATAAATATTGTGTTGTAATAAGAAAGGCTTTATACCTTCAAGGATGTCTTCAGCTTTACGAAAATAGTACTTACCAAAGCTATTGTATGAAGACTTTTTTGCTTTTAACTTAGTCTGTACATCAGCTAGTTTTTTAGTTAAATCTGTCATTGGTATATTGGTTTAGGTTATATATATAATTACATAACTAATTTATAATTTAAACGAGTAACTTACAGATAATCAAGCACTTGCGAGTAATTTAAACAAGATTTTAATTTATCTATAGCTTGCTTTTTTAGCTGTGAAACACGAACATAAGAGCTTACTCCGTTTATATCTAAATAATGTGCTATTTGTTTAGCAGACTGTTTATCACAGCCAAGACCATAGCTTAATCTAAGTATATGATATTCTTTTTCAGTTAAATGCTTTAGCATTATGTTTTGAATAAATCTACTAAGCTTTTCTTTTTTCATTGGATCAGAACTTTCATCTACAAATTGTGGTAGCATATTGTCTTCGACTTCTTGATCAATACTAGAAAACATTGAGTTAAAAAACAAAGCTTGATTTTTTTCATTATTGTCAAAGTTATTTCTTATATCATTTAGCTTATGTTCTGGTATACGCATTGGTGATCTATTAGCATCAGTGCTACGGCGTATTGCACCGCGTATACGTTTAGCTAAATAAGATTTTAATGTTTTTTCAGGATCTTTTGAATCAAAGATTTGTTTCCATATTATTTTATCAACAGCTTGCACTAAACCTATTTGGCCCATACTTATTAAATCTTGTATATTCATTATACCAGATGCTGAGTCGCTAGTTGAAAAATTACGAGCTATGTTTTCTACAAGAGGCATAAACTTAATAATAAGTTCATCTCTAGTATATTCGTCCCAAAACTTACCTTCTGGTTGTGATTGTTTTAAGTCTTTTTTATATCTACTATAATTGTCGTTATCGTACTGTTTCATAGTTGTTGATTAAGTAATTCTTTTTCTTTTTTAAGCTCATTACACATGTGTCTGTGTATCGTACGCGATGAACAGTCTAACAGTCCTGCG